AATCCCATTGTTTCTTTGTTGACAATATCTGGAGACTTGCTCGCAATCAGGCGGTCTGAACCGCTTTATATTATTATTATTATATTTATTATTATTCTTTACTTTCTTTTTATGTGTCGCTTCTGCGTCGTTTTGGTGTCGTTTCTGTGTAGCTTTTTCATCTACAAAACCTTGATAAACACTGTAATTTACTATGGTTATGACCGTCTTTTTAGTGTCGCTTTTTACATGTATGATACTGTCGTTTTCCAGTGTCTTTAAAAACTTGACAACTTTTGAATTACTCCAACCCCATCGATCACATAGCCTTCTGATTGAAGTAACTACCGATCCTCGCTCAACTGTTTCTAAGTTTCCATCAATGTATTTCGATTGATCATTATAGCCTGCGAGAATCAGCAAGTCAATCATTGCTTGTCCTCTGGCAAATGGTTTGTCTTCCCATAGCCAATGATCTGTAATTTTCCGATGGAGTTTAATCCATCCTGTGTTACTCATGGCATCGCTCCCCTCTATATGTGGAGATAAAATTCTCCTTTCACTGTTTTAAATGCTTACCTGTTAATTCATCAATTGCATAATGTGTCATAAATTCATCATAACTCATTATACGTTTACCACAGTCACAGCATGTCATACATTTATTATATGTACAGCATTCAATAATTTCTTCATCTTGAAAATGTCCATCAAAACTATATATATCGGTTCCAGTAGCTTTAAACCTAACAGCCATTCCACGATCACTTCCGCAGTGCGGACATTTTGTTATTGGTTTTCTCATTTAGCACCTTCTTCTAATTCTATCTCTTTAATTTCATTCTGTTTAATCCAACGATCAGAAATTTCCGCTAACATATTAATATACGAGATAGGGAAATTTCCATTATAAATTTCTTTTCGTTCCTTATAAAATTTCAACAACTTATCATCGCTCCAGCTTTTGAACTGATTACTCACGATATTTTCTTTCTTCATATTTTCATGTTCTCGAATCCATCGCTTGCCGATTTCTTCCAAGACTATATATTGTTCTAAAAAAGTTCTATCGTCTCTTATTCCATGTGATCTTACCTGAATGTCTAACTTTCCCTGCTCCAACAGTTCATCATCTGTATATTCAAACGTACATTTGTGATCATTCAAATCCACCATTCGTACCACCACCTATCAAATTTTCGTTTTATTCTTCATCAAGTTCCATATGATTTACATCAACAGGATTCTCTAATTTTAAAATATCTTCTTTCTGTTCTACAAGAGCCTGTTGAGCTATTGCATTAATTTTATTCTGTGCAAAAGCCTCGATTTCTCCTTTAGCTTCTGTAATTGTTTTGTCTATCTGATTTTGGAATTGATCAAAGATAAATTTTGAACTAGATTCCATACCTTGAGTCACGTTGGCAAGTCTTCTCAGAATCATTTCTCGATCACCTTTTCCAATAGATTTCTTCGTAGTAAAAAGCTCCTTGACTTCATCATAAAATTCTTTTGCATCGCTCATACGCTCGTTCATAGACTCTTTAAATTCATTTGTTATCTGCTGTCTTTTATTGATAAAATCCGCTTCGTTAATACGTCCTTTACCACGTAAATATTTAATAGTACATGGAGTACCTGTTCCAACATTCATAGAAGTAATTAATTCCGCAAATTGTGATTGCGACATTTCTACTTCCAGAATCTCATCTTCTCCAACATACCAATCATCATTGAGTCCCCTTGTAACCACACCTTCCCTTAATACCATATGGATTGTATCGTTATGCTGAATGCTACTGCCAAATAAATTGCTATGCCCGCCATGAGTACGATTGAATGATAACATTCCAAATGATGGATGTTTATATGATGTTCCAAGAGCATCTTCTGATATTATATAATCTCCTTCTTTCCTAGCATTTTCTCTCATTTATCCAACTTCCTTTCTATTAAAGTTTCATTTTATTCTTTGCAGATTACAATGCAAGTTGGATAACTGTAATCAAACAATTTTCTGGTGGGCATTGCATTAATAATCGTGTTAACAATTTGGACTTTCCAATACCCTTTAATGTTAATATTTCCATTTTTATCACCTCAATTTCTAAATTCTAATACCATGTTCTGCCTCATATCTACACCAACAATCAAGATATCTATCTTCATCATTAATATCTAAATATTGTTCGTACTTATCCATCAGTGGATATATTTCGTTATAACAAATATCTTCGTTGATAAAACTCCAAATGTCCATGTAAATTGTATTATACCAATCTTCTGGGATATAATCATATACATCTGAACAGATGATTTCTACCTTATTACTCAATGGCAACTGACTTGCTACCAAATCAATAACTTCCTGATTCTTTTCTACTACAGTTATCTTATCTACCATTGGATCATCTTGAATCGCAAGTAAAATCAAGCCAATTCCAAGTCCACCAATAAGAACTTTCCCATGAGCATTTGTTACAAAATCTTCATTTGTTCTTTTTTCCATTGGTGTATTAGACATTAAGACACTTCCTCTATGTTCTAATCTCACATAATCTCCTGGTGCAATTCCATGACACATGGCGTATCCATTATGGTTGCTTATTGTAAAATGAGACAATTTAAAATCTCCAATCTGTCTATCTTTTAAAATTTTGCTCATATCTTCATACATATATCTATCTTCCATTTACTCTCATTCCTTCTGATCAAATATTTGTTTTATTCTAGTATCCAATATTCGTTTCCTTTTCTAATTCTGCTACAAAATTGTCCAATTTCTCATATTTATCAATAATGTACAACACTTCTTCTTTAGTCAAAAGTCGCCATTCGCCAGTTTTATCATTCTTAAATTGTAATTTTCTATTTATGCGATTAATCCATACAGGAATTCCAAATGTTATTCCAGAGTATTTATCCATTAAATACAAACATTTGTCAACCACCTTCCTATATTCCTTGGCTTCTTCTTTTCTTTTTTCTAATTTATTCATCAATTTTCCACCTTCATTATTATCTTGATTACACATCAATTGGAACAATTCTTCATAACACTCAGAACACAAATAAATCGGCTGTGTGCTAGTATATTTTCCATTCTTATATTCAAACACAATCTTCTTCATACTCTTATCATTGTCAGAATACTTCCTACATTCAACACATGATCCAAATTCATCTGGCAAATTTGCCACATTATATATTTTCATAATTATATCACACCTTTCTATTCTTCTGAAATAATTTCCACCGCAGCTTCATAGAATCTATTATATAAAGTTGCATTGGTTTTAATAAGCTGAGATTTAGACAGCCCATGAGCATATTCATCCCAGTTAACACCATTCTCTGTCATCTTGGTATAGATTTTCCGATAAACAGACGTTCCACCTTTAGATTTATTTCCAATATGATTAGCATAATTGGTAATCTTAATCTTCATTTCATCCCAATCAGGCTGTGCGTTCTCTTTTCGGAACTGTCGCAAAAGTTTTTCCAGTGAATTAACTAGCAGATCAGGATACTTGTCATAGCAAAGATCAATCGTTGGCACATTACCTCTCTCGCTAATATTATACTTCTCTTTGTATTCTTTTCGATCCTGTTCCCACACAATCCCATATGTGTTAGTAAGATACCTATATGCCTCTCTAAGAATATCTCTAGTAGTAGTTCCTAACTCATCAGATTCTTTTAGAATATCATTAATGATTGAATAGACGTTAGACTTCCATTCATTAAGTTTGTATTCTGCGATAACACTTTCCGTATCCACTACTGGAATATCTTTCGTAGGTTTACCGATCTGCTTATACAGTTCTTTCCGTTCGGCTTTCATTTCTTTAACGATGTCTGCTAACTGATTGAAACCTTTGATAGTAACATTGTATAATCGTTCATTGTTTCTTTCCATCTGCTTCATAAGTTCCGTCTGTTCTGTAAGAAACTGCTCCACTGTTGTTACAGGAGTTCCTGTTCTTAAATTTCCATGACGATAAGCTTTGATAACATTCCATGCCCAATCCATAAAGGCATTTGCCTTCGGTTGTTTACTCCATCTACAAATTTCCATCACGCCACGTTCACTATAAAGTGTAGTATCATACTTCTTATTATCAGTAGCCCCCAGTTTGAGGGTAACTGAATATTTATCCAGTCTATCTCTATACCTATTGTGTAAATTATCAATTGCTTTCTGTGGATCACTGTATTCCAGTGCCTCTCCGATCTGCTTTCTTGTCATCCAAATATCGTCCTCAGCACTATAAAAATCACACGTTATATCGTTGAAATTTTCCGTTTTTACTAACTGTAGGTTCATTCTTCATCTTCCTTTCTAAACTGTCTTATTTTTCTCTATACTCATTATTTTTATATAGCTGTATTCCGTAAACTAATAGAAATAAAATCAACATTTAATTCCAACTATTAGTGTGCCAATCCTAATAGAAACCTATTCTATTCCTATTAGTTCTCTATATAATCAACACCTTACCTATTAACAATTCTATGCTTAGTTAATCATTAATTTGTGTATAATAAATTTGACAAAGAACCGACCTGCCAAATCGGTTCCTGCCAAATATTTCCGTAAAATAAAAAGAACCTTCCGTTCGGTTCTTTGCCAAAATTATTATATGGAATTATTTAATAAATGCCGTTCCTATTTTTATAATAAACCAAGTCCATAAAATAATAGTAGTTGGTTTATCAATAACTCCTATTGTATCATCTAGTAAGTCAGTATATTTCTTTAAGTTTGTATTGTAATATTCATCAATTAATTTCAGAGCTGCATTAACAATAAAAACAATAGTCTCTAATGTAATCATTACTCCTACAAATACATCTGAATACCGAATAATCTGTTCTAATTCCATACTTCATCATCCTCATCTTCATTATCATATAAATTTTCCACAGGTGCCGTCTGTTGGAACATATCTGTTGGAGATAGGTTTCTAGCCTCGCACATTGCACAAAAGACTTTCAATACCTTATCCCATTCATGTTCTTGAATCCACTGAAGAAATGGTTTCTTTCCACGTTTCTTAACATCAATCTGATATTTATACTGTAAGTTCTTATAAAGCTCATTCCACATAACAGAGAATTGCGTTCCTGTTACCGCAGCCAACTTCCTAATCCCAGCGTTCATCTTATTGCGATCATCCCATGTTAAAATTTCCGCTGCTAATAACTTGTTATCATTCTGCAACTTCTGATTCTCTTCTTTAAGTTCTTTATTTTGTGTTCGCAGATCGGTTACCATAGCAAGCTTGACATCCTCAGAAAATGACGGGAAGTAGTGTTCAATGAACTGTGACTCTTTCCCAAAGTCAACTGCACCGCCTGTCTTACGGATGTTTTTAAGATATTCTTTAATCTGTTTCTTCATCTGCTTTGCAATCGGCTTACGTGATTGCATACACACTTCATAGAGTCCATCTTCTGTGAGAAACCAAAATGGAACTTTAGTTTTTCCATCAGTGTCTAATTGACCTAAATTCTGAGTGCCAAGATTGTTGGCAGTCAAAATTTTAGTCTTAAATTTTTCATCTGAATCAACAGATTGTAACATCATGTCTGTCTTATATTTTCCATTATCTCTCTTACTGTAATCAATCCATTCTGCAACATCTCTTGCTAAGAACAACGGATCTTCAATGCTTCTATACAGATCAATTCTTCTGCCTAAAATTTCCGTTGTGTCAACAAGCTGCACACCTGCCTCTACCTGTTCTTGTTCTCTTCGTTCTTCCATCGTGATGTAGTCATTAATAAAAACATAATGTCTTACGTTCTCAGCAAGGCTTGAAGTTTCCATCAGTAGTGAAAGTCGGATTAAACATTTAAGAGTAAACACCTTAGCACCTTTATAGCCGAATGAGATATTCAATCCGTTCGGATACGTTACCATGATTCTTCCCTTCTGTTTTTCCGCTGTTGCGTTCTGACCATCAATGATCTCCTGCACTGTCTTAACTTCCATTCCATCTGCTAAAAACTCTTTACGATACTTCGTACACAACCTCTTGACTTCATCAACATCCCCGTCAAAGAATCGTGCTACCTGTTCTGTAGTAATATAATCTCGTCCAGGAAGCCACGGGATCGGCTTGATTGTAACCTGTTTCAAAAGTTCTGTGTTCTGTACCAGTTCATCTCTCTTTGCTTTATCCAAAATTGGATCGCAAGGGATTTCCATTTCGTTTAGATTCATAATTAATTCCACCTTTCTTATGTAAAAATTTGTATAAAAAAAGACACTCTGGAATTTTCCATAAGTATCCTAGTTACCTATATTAATTTGTATTCACTATAATTCTAGTTCATCAATTTCTGGCGTATCAGAATGTTCCATTTCCCTTAACTCTTCGATACTTGTTCCAAGCAAAGTAAGAGCCGACTTAAATCGGTTCGGATCAATATATCCTGTAGGTCTATGCCAAAAATTTTTAGCAAAATCTGGATCTTCTTTTCCCAATTCATATGCTATGTGATCGGCTTTATCGTACAATAGCCTTGCTCGTGTTGGCAGTTTCATCGGTTCATATCCTCTACTCTGCTGTCTGTAATCTTCTATTATGTTATCCCAACTAAGATCATCAGGGATCTTTTGTATTATATACACTTCCTGTAAAGCTTCCTCTGGTACATCAGGATAATGAATTAGAGCATACCTCTCTTTTCCATTCTTAACATATTTATATACTTCATGTTCAAGATCTGGAAGTGCTACATATTCTAATCCGTTTTTCTTTAGTCCATCTACCCAGTTTGTTTCTGTAAATGTCTGAACCCATACATCTTTCCCATAATGCTTGAATTTATTCATATTCATAACTCCTTCCATATATAATCTGCTTTATCAAATAATATTTTCCATTCTATCTTCCATTCCAAAGATCGGAAAAGAACTTATAAATCCCATACAGAATAGCAACAAATGCTATAACCATTAAAATTCCATAACCACCACCTAAAATAGCTCCTAACATATATTCCAAAGTGTCCTCTGGAACGATAAATATAATTATTAATAATAAAACCAATGGCATAATTTACTCTCCTTTGCTCTGTTCTTTAAGTTTTTCTGATCATCTGGTATCTCAACCAATATGTATATATTATCATTTTCTCTGACTGTCGTAAACAATCCTTGAAAATTACACTTCACTTTCCTCTACCTCACTTGCGAATAACTTGTACTCATAGTCGTAACCACCGCCATCACAAGGGATATCAATATCTCCTGTATTAATCTTTTCCGCTACAATATTTCTTGCTTCGTCCTCTGTTTCTGCTTTGATTTCCACTGATCTCTTATATGTTTCTACAACATCTATTATGTATTTTTTCATGTAAATTTCCATCCTTCCTACAATCCATAATCACTAAAATGCATCATGCCGCATTGATCTTTCTCTTTCTTCTCATATTTCATAATTGAGATACATCCAGCAAGGAATAATTCAAGTGACATTCCAACAATATTTTGAAATTTATCACATAATATTTTCCGATCTTCTTCTGAAAATAGTTCATACATTTCATGCAATATGTTTGTCCAGTCAATATATTGCTGTCCATTATTAATCCTCATCTCTTTTAATATCTGATCAGATTTATAAGGAATCATAGAAAAGCTCCCATTTAACTTTTCAACCTCAGCAAATTGTTCTAAAATTTCCATTGATTATTTTCCATCCTTCCTACGATAAAATTGACATTTAATTAGTTAATAGATCCATCTGCATTGACAAGTTTGTTTTCCATTTCTGCATTATCATCTGCAATATTCTGTAATACATGGAACAGAGGATCATCTATCGTAGATAAATTTCCAATGCTTTTAGTCAGCATTTCCATATCCTTTCTGTAGTCATCAACAGAGCTATCATAATCCATATCTAAAGACATATTGAATAAAATATTTGCAATTCTCTCTTCTTCTGATCCACTAATAAGACTTATGATATTATCAATGTCATAACATTCTGTAATATAAGGATAACACTTTGCTTTCCATTCAAAAGACGTTTCATATGGTGTTACATGATTGTGCGAATCTACAACATCGCATATATAACCTTCTTTTTCCAATACACCTGCCCAAACTGGAATATCAGTATTGTTTGTATATGCTTTACAGCTTTCTACTTCTAACGCTTTCAATCTTTCCACAGGTGCGTTTGTTCTAAAAATAACTAACTCTCCATCCATTCCAGGACTATCAGATAAAGTAATTAATCTTGTTTTATTTTCCATTGTTCGTCACTCCTATTCATGTGATAAAACTTTTCTTTTAACTCAAAAAGCGATACCTATAATAGATATCGCTTTCTAAGTATTTTTATTTAATTGTTTCCGATTCTACTTATGTTCTTTATATTCCCATTGTAAAATCCATAACTCTGCAATTCCACCAACCATATATTGCGGATTAAGGTCTTTATAAGAACCACATCCAAACTTATAACAAAAGTTCTGCCATAAGTTTTTAAAATATGTTCGGCTCTTTTCCTTATACTCAGGTGATTTAGCACCACCTAAAAGATCCGCAACTCTCATTCTGGCTGTCTTAAGCAAAATCTGCTGTTGCTTATAATTGATCGTTGAATAATCAATCATAGATTTGAATGTGTCTGCACAAGATACAATACTCTCTACAGCTTCTTCAAATTTTCCAGTTGATAAAACCATTCCATTCTCAACAGGCTGTAAGTTTTCCATTGTTTCTTTGAACTTAAAATATGTATTAACTAATTTCCGTTGCACATCCCATGCAAGATCATCCGTAAATGATTTCACGATTAACAGATAACCACTTTCTGTTAAAAGCACAATATCTTGATGTAATCTTTCTGACACATACATGATGTTGTGTCGACGAATTTCGTCGGGACAAACTTTAAAGTAATCCTCGTTCTCAATTAAATGATTTCTATTCTTTCTAAAGTTTCTCCCTGCCGTTCCGTCAGGTCTTTGATGAACTCTGTCAATATCTTTGAATGTAACAACTCTCTGCCCATTCCATTCTTTGACTTGTAAATCATTTTCTCCGATCTTAATACTGTTTGTTTCCATCTTATCTAAGTCCTTTCTGTAAAAATATAATTTCCATCACTCTTGTATACTTCACAGCTTTTAGATGTTTCGGCTTTTCGTAGCTTCCGTTCTCAGGTACCTACTAAATACAAGATATTCAATTCTCAATGTGCTATTAAAACAAATTGGAATATGTGAAAATGAATATTTCCACTTGAAAGAATTGATAATTTGATATATACTCAATTTGTTCGGATTGGGTATATATCTTTCCATTCGTGGAAGATATCTTACACATTCTTTGGTGGTAAGTTCCAGCTTGCCACCTTTTTTGTTTTACAAGGTTTTAGGCGTTACAGTGTATTTCATTTCTACTCGAACGTCAATTTTCCCATCAACATACGACTGCAATAATGCTTCTGCAACATCACTATATTTTAATGAATTACACTTGCATTTCAGCTTAAAACTTTCTTGTAAGGTTTCTTCGATTTGGATCGACATTGGTTTTCTTGCCATTTCTCTCACTCCTTACAATGATATAATATCACTTTTTTAATTGCTCGTCAATAACTTTTTTAATTATTTTAAAGTAATTAAATCTGCATTTTATTATCCAACTAATTCTAAGTATCCAGCCTTTACAAGATCTTCTTTCTGTGACAGTGGTTGCGGTACATACTGCATACCCTTTTCTCTATCGTAGTCGTAATACCATACACCGTACTCCTCAATCGGTTCCAATATATGGATTGCAAGGCTAACTTCCATCACGTTAACTGCATCAACGCAAGCATTTTTCATATCTTCTAAGCTACATAATGTGTCATATTGTGGTTTTAATTTTTCCACAAAGTCCTCAAAATCTAATCTTTCGTACTCTTCTTTACTAACTTTCATTCGTTCTTACCTCGTTTCTTTCCATTAAAAAAGGAAGATACATTTCTGCATCTTCCTAGATTACTTTGTTTTATATTAAATTTTCCGTTATTCTATAAACAATAATTAATCAAATATTCTTTTCCATTATATTCTACAAAACTATATCCACTCATCGGTTTTTTAGTTTCAAGCATCTTCTTATATGCTTCAATTCCTTCCTTGTCTTCTTGCCAATCTTCCATAAACTGACCAAAATGTTCTGTAAAATCTTTCAATTCATATACTACTGTGCTATTTTTTAACAATCGTTCCGCTTCTTTTCGTGTACAACGATCTTCCATTAAAATTTCCACATTCTTCTCAAACTGTTCTTTTTCATAATCAAACATAATTTCCACCTCGTTTACATCTTTCCTATATGTTTTTCTACAATCTGTCTTACAAAGTAAGGATACTTCCAACCCATGTATAAATAATATTGATAATCTTTTTCCAATGCTTCAAGGTTTTCTTTTTTGGTTTGTCTAAGATATTCTGCATCATATCCATTTCCAATACACCAATCATCAATATCCATACTATGAGATATATTATCCTTAATATCTGTCATGATATTAGTTAAATCTGGTTCTGCGATTGTTATTTGCTGATTTCCGTTATCATCATACAAATTCAGCCATTCTTCTGTATATTTTTTCCCTTTCTCATACTGAATAAATATTTGAGTACGTCCACCACATTCAAAACCATTCGTGACACAAAGATTTCCAGTTTCAAGATCTTGTCCATAATACCAACGACCTTTCTTTAATGGCATTGTGTATCCACGATAAGTCAATTTCGTAAAATTCTTATCCATATCTGGAACTCTTTTGAGCTCTAAAACCATAATTTCCATCACCCTTTCGTTAGTGACTGATCTTAGGATCAGATTTTATTAGTTGCTACATCTTTATTATACACGATAATTTCCATCGTGTGAAGTGACGGGATAGGAATCGAACCTATCACAAATTACCATACGCCACCGTTTTTCCGTTCCAATACGTCACTACCATCAACCAGTAGTACAGTCTTTCCGTTCATTTAAAGTAACTATTAGCTTCAATAGTCCAGTATTTCCGTTAGGGTGTATACTCATATCATCATGAGTAGTAAAAGCCTTTAATTGGCTATGTAACTAAATAAGTTTTGACGGATCTTCTTTTAAAATTTCCGTCATGCCATTAATTGCTTCTTCTTGCGTTTTATATTTCTGAAAAATTCCGAACGTGTTCTTGAATAGCAAGAAGTATTTATAACCATGTAAGCTATCATCAATTCCAGCGTTCGGAGGATTTTCCGTGTAGTACAGTGTGTTGTACTTTCGTTCAATGTGACACGCTAATGCTTCCATAGTCGTTCTGCGACTCATTCTTTCCACCTACTTTCTACTGTTCTGTACATTTAAAATAAACGTCTACATTGTTCTTATCATCGTGGCTCCAACTAGATCCAACGTATTTTCCACTCATACCACAATCTTCTAAATCGTACTCACAACATAAGTCATTGTATTCATCGGGCGTATTACAAAAAATTTCTGTTCTACCATCTGTATAAGTGTTTCTTACGATCATAATTTCCACCTACTTTCTTGTATTTAACATTTTCTTTCTAAAATCTTTTATTTGTTCCATCGTTAACCATTTAGGTTTTTGTTCGTCTGTAAATGAATTCCATATTTTTTCCATCTCATCGCAATGTTTTTCAATGCTTTCTTTATATAAGTATTTCTTACAACCGTTTCCATTTCTTAAGAAGTATTCGCAATCTGCTTTTAATCTACTTAGAAACTGATAATCACGTTCCCTAAGATTCCTTGAAAATGGTTTATCGCATTTGATTTCTTGCATTACTGACTGATTTGGTTCACCACAAATATCTCCAAGTTCATCCATGTAAGCACCAGTGTATAAGTCAAGTCCATTTTTTCCATCGTTTATGTCAAAATATAGCTTTTCGTTTTCATCTTTATAGCATGGATATTCCATAAATCCACCACCAAAACCGACGAATTTTACTGTTAATGTATTTGTATTTTCCATGTTTCCACCGCCCTTCTTATAATCTTTCCATCAGTTCTACAGCAAGGATATATGCTACATACTTCCATACGTTCACATATCCGTTCAGATCTTCTAACTTACATTGTAAAGCTGTATGAATCATTCCATCACAGAATCCTTTACTTTTAAGTTCTGCGATAAGATCTTTCTTTGCGATCGGTGGTAAAGCTGATACCTTGATTTTTCCAATGTCAAAAGTGTTATGTTCTTCCTTTTCCACTGTCTGAATCACTACCATGTTTGTTCTTGTCATCTTTAAAATTTCCATTTTGTACACCTTCCTTTTTATAAATCATTTCTTAATGTTGTTAAATTCCATTCAATAAATGACGGATCATCATTTACTTGTTCAATACGTGCAAAATTTCCATCATCGGATATATTGACAAATAATCCATAATCACTATAATCCTTTTCAGAAACACTCATATCAATTTCCAATTCTCTACATTCTATGTTTAATTCATCCTGATATTGTTTTCTAATAAATGCAACCGCTTCTTCTTCTGTACTAAAAACATAAAGCGGTGAATCACAATCAAAACTGTAATAAACAGATACAAAGTATAAATCTTTTAAGTTCTTTTCCATTCTATCGTTCCTCCTATTCTTTCTTATAAATCATTCTGCGATATTGGTAATCACAATATAATTTCCATTTCCCTTAAGATATAACAATTCATACACCTCCCCATCGTATCCGCCATTATTTTGTTTATAGTCATCTAACGTATTGTATTTTTCATAGTTAATAATGTAATCACATATATCATATAAACCAGTTTCCATTGCTTCTTTATTTCTATATTCAATTTCATTTTTATCTTTATACTTATGACTATTTACATTGTCATAGCTACATTTTACAAATGGCACATTAAGATGTCTTGCAAGATCATTTTCAATTTCTTTTAGTTCTGTTTCATCTTTTTTCAATTCATATCTATTTCCAATCATATCTATTGTTCCTCCTGGTTATCTTTTAGTTTCTTTATTTTTCCATTCTTTAGAACAACGAAACACAAAATAAAATGTCGTTCCGTAGTCCTCGATAGCATCTTCTGTTCTTGTTAATCCATAATTTCCAGCAACCTTGATGATATTTTTCACGACTTCCTTCCGTGTTTCAAAATAGTTTTCCAAAGTTGCTGGAATATCATATATTGCTAAGATAATTACTTGATATATATCACTGTAAAATCCATTAAGATCAAATTCTATCTTTTCAACTCTGCCAATTTGTAAGAGTTCTTGTTCTAGTTCTTGACATTTATCTAAAATTCCAAACTTCTTTGCGGTTCTTACTTCTCTTTCTTTCATGATCTTCCATCCTCCTATTCTATGCCGTTTCCAGTTCTTCTTTCTCATATTCTTCACGATCTTTATAGTACATATCCAACAGTTCTCTATACTTCTTTTCGCTGTCTGTCATGTACAATTCGTTGACACTAGACCATTCATTCAAGCCTTTTTCTAAGATCATCACGTACTTTCTTAGTTTGATTCTGCCCCATCTCATGTTACTATTTCCAATATCAAAGAAATAGTTATCCAGCATACAACCTTCAAAACTATCTTCTAAGTAATTATTTAAAGTCGTGCAAAACATTTCTACTGTATCACTATCAATAATCGTTCTATAATCTTTCATAATTTCTTCCATCCTCCTATGCTGTAATCAGTTCATAATCTTCCAGTAGCTCCATCAGGTTTGCTTTTTTCCATCTATGCAATACTCGATCCCCCGTTTCATTTCTGATAGGTTTGGCAAGCTGATTTCCATTGTGATCTTTTTTCCATTGCATATACTGTTTTACAGAGTTATGATAATATCCATCGTTATGGACTTCTATATATTTGTTTTTGTTGCGTTTGTTTCTGTATATAGTAATCGTTGTCATGATTTCCAACCTTCCTTCTTATCTGATTTTTCCATTATCTGTCACGGCTTCTACGTCATCGCAGTAACTATTGCAAGGATTCCATACACAATAGCTTGTTACGTGCTTTCCTTTGCGTACACGTTTGTTATAGGCAATGTAGTAGTTTTTTCCATACGTTCCATGTCTACCACCAGCAGAAACACTTTTGATAATTTCCACGTAAATCGTATGTCGTGTGGCACGTTCACGGATCATTTTATCCGTTAATTTTCTAGTGTTGATATACTTTACCTTATAGGCGTTTAGATCGTAATTTCTGCGTATATAATCGTTTACAAGCTGGATATTTCTATTCTTTGCTACGATCTTTACAATGCTATCATCGAGCTTATTTCTAGTGCCGTGTGTGTTAAATTTTACAGTTACAACGGTAGTCCCTGGATAGGCATATGATCCCTTGCGAACTTTCCAACAGTAGCCGTCAACCGTGTCAATTGTGCCGTCACTGTTATAAATGCCGTTTATCGTTCTGTACGTGCTTCTTTTTGTCTTTGCGTGTACTGTATTTTCCATCATTAAAAAAGCCGTAAACATGAGTGCTACGGCTAATAAGATCTTGATTGTTTTGTTCTGTTTTGTTTTCATTGCGTTCTGTACCTTCTTTCCTATTCTTCTGTATCTGTATCATCATCAAAAAAACCAACGCAGGCAAGCATATATACAGCGGTAACCATTACCAATAACGCTTCTAATATAAAGGCTTGCGGGATCTTGATAAACGTAATAATAGCCATTGCGATTCCTACAAATGCAATGACTATATCTATCGTTTGTGGTTTATGTAATTGTGTCTTATTTTCCATTGTTCTTCCTTCCTTCTTTCTTTACTCGTCAACTCTTTCTATCATGAAATTGCCACCATGATATAAGTTGAGTCCGTGATTTCCACCAGTGATATATGCATCATCAGTGATCCCATCACGTTCTATATCTTCATCTGTAATGAATACACCCATATTTCCATCAGATTCTAGTTGATCGATCGCAAGATCTAGGATTGCACCATAATCCGTTGTAGGTTCGTCAACTTCTACAAGTTCGCTAAAATAACCGAAAATCACTCTATATTTTGTCATAATATCCTTCCTTCTGCCCTTTACGGGACTTTATTTCTATTTATAAGTTCAACAAAATAGACAAGTCGTGTTTTGACTTGTCTATAATATTCAATCTATAAAAATTGTATTAAGTCGATTGTGTCGGTTAGGTTGGTTAACTTTTCATGTTCCACGTTCTCAAGTTCTTTTTCAGTATCAACCCAACTAATGCCGTCAAAAACTTTTCTACATTCTTGAAAAATGTATTCTCTATGGAGTATTGGAAGTTCTGCGACTGTCAAGTGCATTTTATCTTTTACACTAAACGGATATAAAAGACTTCTTTTTAGCAAGTCATACATCCACGAATCAAAAGTAGATCCGTTTTCCTTGTCTTGCGACTTGTCAAAAAGTTCTACAAGTTGTGGCTTAGAGAACACTTCTATTTCATCTGATTCAATTGACAAGTAAAAGTTTTCTATTTTCATTTTAAAACACTCCTTTTATTTAATATCGTTTAGTGTATATGGTTTATCGTTAATATAATCTTGTGATTCTAACCCTTCTTTACAATTATGGTAATAATTTAACAACATTACTATTTCATGATCGGGTATACACATTTCATTATCGTCATTACCAAACCCTTTAACAAAAATCCCGTTTGGCGTTTCTTTGATTGTAAATAAACTATCGTTGTTTGTATGTATTATTTTCATGATTAATAACCTCCTAAATAATAATATTACTTTCTTTTTTAAGTAGCTTTCTAAACTCCCTAAAGCAAAGATAATCCATTAAGTTTGCCGTTTCTTCCACGTCAACAACTTCTCTTCCAGTCCAGTCTTTCATGATAATACTTGATACTCTTTCATCATCTTTGTATAGACAATAAATATCAGCACCAAAACCACGCAACCCCATGTGGAAATGTTTCCACTTTTCAAAGTTGGTGTATTTATCATAAATACCGCCGTTGATTTCATCTGTTATGATATTCCAGTAAGTAAGAAAAGGACTGTTTTCACAGTCCTTTTTATCATACTCGTGTGCTTCTAACCAATCTTTGATTGATTCCGTTAAATAGATTCTGATTTTTTTGTTGATTTCTTTGTTATATGTAATACTCATAATATACCTTCTTTCTAAATCTAATTATAGAAAATAGCATGAACTAATTCTTGTATGCCTCCATTTGTTGTATCTTTTGCACCAATTAATGGATACCATGACACATAAAAAAGATCTAGTCCATAGATTTCTTTGAAAGTTTTTTGTAATCGTTTAAACCATTTACTTTCTCGTTCTTCACTCTTATGAGTGCTTACTCGATTATAAGTATTTTCATTGTTTGTAAGCATTAAATTCCTATTAGCTAATCCACACAAACGATAATAAGAATTCATTATTTTACGTGCTTCTTTATAATCCGCTGGTGTTGGGTTGCTAGTTTTATAACTAATTAATATATCTAGTTCTTTTTCTCTTCTTTCTGCGATTGTTAGTTTTTTCATAATAATATACCTTCTTTCTTAAGTTACCCTACATAAAAGCGGGATTTTAAATAGTTACAAATAAAAAAGACACAATCTTTTTTAGATCGTGCCTTTGGTTTACTGGTTACAATGGCAAGATACCCAACAATTCGGTTGATTGCAAGGGTGTAAACCTTTACCGCCGTTATTCTCCGGGCAATGTTCACAATTGCCAATGTTATTTTCAGAGTACATAAATTTTATATACTCATTTTGTGTAAAGTTAACACCATACACGTTTCTTGTATATGGGCTGTATGCTTTATATACTTCCAACATACCGTAGTAGGCTTTTACACCTACTCTACCGATATTTCTTTTTTCTGAAGGACTTAAAAATAAAGATCCTTCATTGTTTAATTTGTTTTCAAACAATCTTACAACTTTTGTGTTTTCACTTTCTTTTTCATGATTCTCAAAATAATCTAATGGCAAAGATTCAAATGCTGTATACATTTCAATATCGTATTCATGCGTTTCTTTCCCATATGCTTCTAGTTTCATGGAAATTGTATCATCTAACCAATGACCAGCATTAAGACAATACTCTTTCTCATCATCATTTTCTAAGAAGAAATAAATTACAACTTGATTGTTTTTCATCAAAGGGATCTCATAGATTTCTGCATTTGATGGAATATTAACCATGTCCATCAATGTTCTACAAAGATTTAACAGTTCTTTACCATCTTCTTCTGTGCGATCTAGTGCTGAAGGTGGGAAAGAACAGATTTTTTCAACAATTGGCATAAAATTATTTTTATTCATAATTTCCTTCTTTCTACTTATCAGACTTGATAAGATTTTAAAATTTAATAGTTCTATAATGCCGATTAAAGCGGTATGCAAGACAGTGAACAATGTTCATATAATTTGTATACAAATTACTAACTACTAGGGTACAAGCCGTTGGCGTTCATTTATAAATACAAATATACTACTAATTGATATACTTGCCATTGTGCTATAATCAGCACTAACAACCATTAAAAAGTTGTTTAAAGTTTGAACCATGTCTTTTCTACTCTAAGACAAGAAAAGAGTTGCTACAATTTGTTACAAAAAAAACAGAGTATCAAAAAATGATACCCTTAAGTTTAGATCCGTTCATTGTTAAGTTATCCCTTATATATTACAAATATATAAGTTGTCTTTTGCTTCTTGTATGTGTTAATCCTTTGATTACGGTTTATTCCCTACTCTGCCACACGGCTTCTACTCATCAAGTGTCTTTGCGTTAAACCCTTGCAACATTACTTGCATATTATCTAGGGTTCAACTTGTATCATCATACAAGACAAAAAACTATTGAATTGTGTCTGCCACTTTAAAATGAATTTTGTTTTATCAGAATTGACAAAACTTTTTAAGATATGTTATACTTAGATTGTCTAGAACTAAGTATTTTATACTTAATGGGCTTGTAGGTGTTACCAGCACTTATAAGCCTTTTTTCATTATCCTTATGTACATTTCATCATGTACAACCGTTTTATTTATTTTTAAGATTTACTTTTGTTTGACTCTCCTTTTTAAGACTGTTTATGAGTTGTTGTTAATTGATTAGCTTGAAAGCTGGTGTTTCAAGTATCGGTTGTTATCGCCACTCTTTTATGCTTCTCTCTTAACTTGTCTTTATTGTATCATATCTTTTATGCTATGTCAATAGCTTTTTTGATATTTTAATTTGATTTTTTATATCAAATCTGATACAATATTTTATGTGATATCCTTATCACAGTTATTATATTACCATATCTTTTATGATATGTCAATAACAAATATGATATATTTAGGAGTTTTTATGAAAATTAATAATATAAACGATTTAATAAAGTTATTAAAAATATACATGATTGAGAACAACAAAACACAATCAGATATATGGAAAGCATTAAACATAAAACAAGCTAATGTTAGTCGTACGTTTAGCGGTAAAACAAATTTTAGCATACAAACATTATTAGATTATGTATCTGCCTTAGATGGACAGATAGAAATAAATATTGTACCAAAGGATAATACCAGCAAAGATCAATAATGCTGTTTACGCCCCATGCACTCATAAAGCCTTATACAGTCGTTTAAATGCTTTAGAATATAACTATGCAAAGAATGAATCTATTATATAGAAGAAACACGTATAAAACAGTATTATTAATATAATATATAGGTATATGTGCTATAGTACAATATGTAGCACTTATCTATGCCGTAGGTGTACTCTTATATAATGTTATGTATATGTAGTATATCTATATGTTATGTCATAGGTGTATGTCGTGTATAGTTGTATGTTATATTATTATATGCACTTATATAGTTGTTGTAGTTTGAATCTAGTTTTGCGTGGTAGTATGAGATATACTATCATGCTATGTTTGTATATGCATTTATATATGTATGATAGCTTGATCTTGTATGATTGTTATATATTAATATGTTTAGTTTGTATTTTAATTTGTGTATTTGTTGCAAGTGCTGGAAGTCTGCCAAACATCGAACACTTGTTTGCTTAGTAGTGTATCATGGTTTTATTGTGCTGTCAAGTGGTATAGATAAAAGCTATAGCAAGGTTGGTTGGTATAGAGTTGTGTTATAGGTGGGTTTTTGAGTGATAAAGAAAATATTGTTTTGCTAGTGTGGTGTGGCGTGAAGTTTTATTTTGTATTGATGGCGTGGATAGACTATCCAACACTTTTACATAATGTGTTGGATAATAGACAAGTGTTGTGTAAATAGTCGCAAAGTAGTAGTCCTATTTTGGAATACTGCGACACGTCGTAAACTATATTACATTATACAGCATCTGATACACTATCATGTAGTTTTGAATACTATGTGGAAATAGTTGGAAATTATCTGCACTCCTGATCCTGATCTACCTATAAATTATTTACAATCATTTACAAAAATTCATTTGATAAAATTATAGTATTTCAAATGAATTTTTACAGTATTTACTATAGTTTTTATATATTTATAACTATACTATGTAGGGGGTATATTTACATATTTCACAATATAGTTTTTATACTTTTTGCCTTGATGTCTTCAACACGCCAAATATTTCCCTCTCATTTTTTAATCCATTATTTTCCAATTTCTCAACCACTTCCTACCAATTTCTTCCTTTTCCCTTAAATCCATCAAAATCCCCACTATTCTTGCACTTTCACTACTTTTCTCCTTTCTCATCAAAAAAACATTACGTCGTAAGTGACGTCGTTCAACTTCCCTATTTAAGCCACTTTTTACAATTGCATCCTACCCAAAATGATCAGATTTTTACCTTTTCACACCTAACACACCACTTAATCCCTCATAAATACTGACTTCAGACGACCTCACTCAAATTTTATTACCATTTTGACCAAAATCAGATCTTTTACACACCTCTTTTTTGCAAGTTTCCATTTTCAAAACACTACCACAAACTTCTCTTCTCTCCTTTATTTTTATACCGCATCTTAAAAAATAAAGAATTCATTTTTGTACCCATGCCTGACGACCTCACTTTTTTGATTGCCAAAACATGGTGTCACCAATTTCGTACCTATTTTGCATAAAAACCCTTATAAATACTGAAGAAAACGACGATTACTCTTCTACTACCTCTTCTCTCTTATCCCAAGTAAACAAGCAATTTATTGCGCAGTTTATGAGAGACAGGATAAGCGTCAGCGTTCCTTCTCGACATTGCTACCGCAGGTAATATCACTTACACTTTTCCATTTCTCAGAAGATCATGTTATACTTCCATTGAGGGATTAGGCAACCCTAGGCATCTATGCCAAAACAGACACAACAAAAGATATTAATGGGTTCAAGTTGATACCCCAGATAATGTATCGGAAAATGCATTATCGGAATTTATGCTCAGGGAAATTTCTCTGGGCATATTTTTTACAATTAACAATCTCTCATTGCAACAAAGTATCTTATATGATATAATCGTGTATATGGCATTGAACAAGACATTCAATGTATTCCATGTATCAATAAAAACAATCCCTCGCAAGGCAAAACATTTTAATAAGATGGAATCCCTTGAACTATCAACCAGATTTGTGACAGATAGTGAACACAAGAAATCTATCAATCAGATATTTAACCTTGTAAGCAGGGATTATTTTTATGCAAAAATTTATCTCTCATTCAACCCTATAAAAAATCGCACTCTACAAATCATAAATCCATTTTACCTGTCTACCTTAACAACTCTTCATAACATACCACAAAATCCATATTTGACGGATATACTCTTCTAAACATTGAGAATCACATATAATCAACACCAACCATTATGCAGCAGATTCCCTAGTCAGACATTTGCCACAACCTATCTTAGATCCACGGTAAAAATATCTCTTCATTATACCATTAAAAAATGTACTATGAGAGAGCAAATTTCAATTCTACTATCTTACCCTAACAAGTTATCGCCAGAACATATAAAATGGAAATTAGCATCCGATTTCTCGTCTAAACATTGCAAAAGTACCCTAAGTAATTTCACACATAACATGGCTCTCGCATTAATATCACATAAGGGGTACACTTTACATTGAAAAGATCATTGTCGGCACCAGTATATATTGTACATGAAAAAGTACAAGGATATTTCCTATGAAAAAATGCACCTGAGAGATCATAAATCAATTTTACACCTCTCCCCTACCGACAATACCAATTTACCTATAGAATGGAAATTCACCACGAAAAGCTCTTCTAAATGTAAAGAATCCAGTATAAAGAAAATTACATTCTACTCAAATAAAAATATAACTAACTTCCCTCATTGCACCCGTTGACAAGGTGCAAAAAGTATGTTAAAATACCAATATGCTTAAAAAGAAAATGAAGAAAGAAAGGATATATACCATGAAGAATACAAATGATTTTATACATAATTGCGATGAAGAGACAAAACTATCTTTCAATTTGCCACCAGATATCACACCAGATATGATATGCCAGATAATCAATTATGGTAATCTGTGTAAATATTCTTTTAAAGAATATATGTTGGCAGATACAAGAAAAGAAATTGCAATAAAAATTCATGATTACTGGAAATATCATTCTGAGATATTATATCCAAGATCTTCAAGATCATATATGTGGTTGTACTACAATGAGATAAACAGAAAAAGATTACAGGTATTGCAAGAAGAAAATATAAAACAATTATCATATATAATCTACATGATGACAAACAAAGAAAGGAGAAATTAAAAGATGATCAATACAATTGTCAAGACAGATAACACAGATAAAAAGAAAAGACAGATGAAAGATCAAAAGGGAAAAGAGATGAGCGTCAGCGAACACGGAATTTTTTCGTTGAGTAAGCGTCAGCGACCGAAACAAAAAATAGGTAGGGAATATTTATATTCCCGTGTTTTGTATAGGTAACATGTCCTATATAGATAACACGTCTCTTATAGTTAATATTGTCGGTTGAGCGATTAAAAATTATTTGTCTAGCTATTTAGACGTGTCTATCAAATCAACACCTGTTGTACTTATGCTGAGATTTTGTCTACACACAAGTTAATAACCAAGATAGCAAAGGAGAATTATTTATGAAACAAATTAAACCCGAAGGAAAACGACAGAACTTTCATGTTATTCCACATTTTCTAATCTACAATCCAGAGTTTGGAGAAAAAAGAATATTATTTCAAATGGCGTTAGCAAACAATATGATGTTAAAATGGAATCCAGAAAAACCACCGATTCTTTATAATACAAATTTACTCGTACGCCAAATGAGCTTTTCACAGAATTACAACTCATCAGGCATCAACGAACAAGTTAAAAAATTTATGAAATTAATTGAAGACAAAGGCTATGTTAAAAAAGTTGCATCACCAATCAAGCAGCTTACATTATATAATGTTCCGAATGAAAACACTGAAGAAAATTTATTCCTACAAAAGAAACATTACGGTATAATTTATAACTTCGAGTTCTTATACTTGCTCCGATTACATAAGACGAATTCAATGCCATATAATACCAGAATATGGAATGTATTACTCGTGTTAGCATATCTAAGATACAATATTATCATGCGAGTTTCAGAAGATTTTAATTCGAAAAAAAATAGAAAGAAAAGACCAGAAACATATGTGAAAACATATGATGATATCGGAAAGGAACTTGGATTACATCGAACTACTATTGAAAAATGTGTTAAGGTTCTTGATGAGGCAGGGATTATCTATCATGAGCAATTATTCAAAACTCTTCCTGGCACTGATAGAGTTGTATATAGTCGAATTGCTTTTACAAATAAATATAAATATGACGGAACTCAAGAACATCGCTTGGATTCCAATTACGATTATAAAAAAGAAATCGAAGAAATTAAATTACAGTTAAAACCTTACGGAGAATTCGGGAAAGCAACTAATGCTTCTTCTGATTTAGAAAACCTTGATTAATCGCTTTGTTGGCAGCATTGTGAGTAATCAAGTAAACACAAATTAAAAATTAACTAAACAATAATATACATAACGAAAGGATCTAACAAATTTTCATGACAACACAATTAAATACAGAACTCAAAGACTTATTGGCTACTTCTGACCGTATCTCATTTGAGAACATGACGCAAGAACAGTTTGCAGTAAAACTAGCAGCACAGAGACTACGCACTACTCCTTCTTCAAAGAAAAGATTAAAAAGAAATGATGGTATTCGAGCAAGAGATAGTACAACAGATGCCGTGGTCTATAAGCCAACGCATGACCAGTATTATCGAATTTTCATCAACGATATCTTGAGTAACATTCGATCAGGTGGCACTGATTATTGTTTCAAATGGTATCAGGTGAAAGAATTGCTGCGGTTTCACAAGCACACGCTGATATGCAAAATGGTCAAAGAAAACAAGAGTGCCCGTGGCATTTATTTCAAGGTATCTCTTCCCAACGATTGGCGAAAGATTGAGAAAAATATTTTACCAGAACAGTAAGCAAGAATTATTGAAATACATAATAAACACAAATTAATAATTAAACTAAACAAATACATAAATAAGGAGACTTTTAATGAAATCCAGAAAATTTAATAAAGAAAAGTATGCAGAACAGAAGGCAATGAAGAAAAAGAATCGTCCACAGCGCAGTTATAAAAGCCTTGGGACAACCATTGAAATTCCGATTAATCACAGAAAGCATAAAATTTTAGCTACTGCCCGACATAATGATGAGAAAGGCAAAGAGGACGAAACATTTACTGTAACGCTTTCAATTGCCAAAGAGACAGGAGATTTCCCAATCTGGCATCAGTTTGAAGATGATTTACAGATCACAGCAAAGAGATATTCTCTTAGATCAGCTCTGATGGCTAAGGTAATTGAGCTTGAAACCGCTGGTGATCTTGATATACATATTGAATCTGCTGATGCTATCTATAAGCTTCTTGAATGTGCAGGCGATTACCTAAGTGGTAAGTCAAATACAGTGGAGGTGCAGTAGAATGATAGTTTTATCTACGATTCTGATTGGCGGTGCCGTACTGTTCTGTGCAGGAATGTGTCGTTCTGCTGCTACCAGAGAAATGATTACGGAAGATATTTATTGCCAGATCAAAGCAGAAAGTTTACATAAGGACGCTTTCAGAAAACCAAGAACTGAAATGGAACGGATGACAGACATGATTTTTGAAGAAAGCGAGGATGATGAATAGAATGGCAAATACAGGATATGTCCCAATTTTAATTGTGGCACAAGATGAAAATGATAAATATATACATATTAAAGATGCAAAAGAAAATACCAATTACTTCTGCCCTTGTTGTCATCAACCTGTAAAAATGAGAGCAAAGTCAAGTAAAAAAGTGCAACCACATTTTTATCACATAACAGAAAGTCCATGTGTAAATTCGGAAACACTTATTCATTGGACGTATAAAAATTGGCTATTTTCTGAAGGATCACTTTTTACAATAAAAGACGATGACCAGATTTATATTGTAAAAAATATTGAAATTGAAAAAAATCATAAAACGAAGTTTGGAATATATTGTCCAGATATTACGGTAATTGATACTACTGGGAAAAGATTTTTCTTTGAAATCAATTATTCTAATAAGAAGAAATACTCAAACTATGCTGATCGTTGGTGCGAGTTAAATAGCCCTGTCGTAGAAATCAATGTAAAAGATCTGATTAATTCTTCTTTTACAGACGACATTCCAGAGTTTAATCTACTATTTGAAAATGGAAAGTATTATGGAAGGTTAGAAAATCGCAATAAAAAAGATGGGTATATTGAGTTGCAAGAAAGAAAAAAGAATGTATTACGAAGTAAGCCTCATGATTTGAATTACATGAGCAAGCTCGACACAATGTGGAAATATACACAAAAATATACGAAGCAAGAAATTGATGAAGATGAATTTATAGAAATATCTGGTTTTAGAAATCTGGATTATGATGACCAACGGTTTTTTGCCGTTACAATTAAGCGAATGAAATGTGTGAAGTCTTTTGAAAAAATTGCTCAAATTGTAATGGACTCATATTTACATCAGTACAGTACAAAGATCATGAATTTTTGTAAGACCATGAATGTACCGATACCAGAAATTAAAATTGCAGACGTTAGTACATTAGTAAAAAAGATATATTTAACAATTCACGCAGAACAATTCAGCAATCCAATATGTTTTATTTATAATTGGCGACGTTTTAAGATAACAAAAAATGGAATTCCAGAAGATACAGTTTGCCGCAATTTAAGAGGCGAAGATTATTTTCACTTTAAAAAATATGGCACTTTTGTAAAAAATGCCATATCAATGATAGAAAACGGAGAAAATGCAGAACTAAAATATATTTCTGTGGAGTTATATCCAGATCAAATTATCGAATATTGTGATAGCGGTCGTAATATGGTATGGATCGATTTTGTTTTTAAAGACATCCAAAAAAATAAAGGGATTACTTCTCTATTGATAGATAAATCTATTATTCGTAGAGAACGCAACGGGTTTGATAATGATACTGACGCCATCAATAAGTATCTTGAAAGAATTGATATAGAATACGCTGTATTGACCAATATTGAATATATAAACAGAAATTTAAAGAAAACTAAAAAATATCAATTGTTAAATGAACAGATTCAAAATAAATTGAAAGAATTAAATATTTCATTTGACAAGCACAAGAGCCAAGGTGTTTTTTATAAATTTAATTATTTTATTGATATCAACAAACGGCTAAAAAAAATCAATGTACATATCAAATATAACGATTTTATCATAAGTGGATTTTGTTCTTACCATAATGTAATTACAACTAAAGAACTTAATGATTGTATTCAATTGATGCTGAATAAATTTAATAATACATATCAACTTATCGAAAATGTTTATAAAATTAATGATTTAATTAATAATTCATCAAATAAAGACTGGGAATCTTACATAGAGTTCTCTAGCAATTGTGTATATTTACATATAAAATTTTTATGGCAAACTGCACGTAATCTGAATTTAGATATTTTATATATGCTAGATTATGACAGATATCAAGAATACTATAATTATCCTTGGCGACGAGGCATCTCAGAAAAAGATTTTTCAATAAAAATTCCTTTATTATTCAGCGATATGCCATATTGCGAAAAACAGACTGTTACATATAACATTTTAACATGTGATCAAAACAATCAAATAACATTTGATTCAATGAAGCAGGTCGTAGCTTCTTATATGACAAAATTACAACATCATATAGAATCAAAAATTCAACAATTATACAATGGTCATCAAATTCGAATTATTGCAAAGGAGAAAAATTAATGAATTATCAAGGAAATACTAATTGTTTGAACATACCTAGTGTTGATGCAAAAGATTTATATATTGCCAATCATCAAAAAGATAATGATATCGGAGAGGTAGCAAACGGCTACTCTCTCCAATATAAAGCTAATGGAAAAATACAAGAAAATATTCAAAAATATATCAATACTTATGATTTTAGCCTAGATTTGATTGAGCTACGAGATTATGTTCAAAAAAATGGAAAAAATTTTAATATAAGAAAAAAAGATTTTTCATTTTACAATCCAAAAAACAAGAAAAAAGAATACAGTAAAATGATTATCAATGTTACTTTTAAATACAGCGTTAAAAGATTCAATAGAGTTCGTAAAAATGTATATGTTAAGCATGGCTATGAAAACCATAATCTTGAATTCAATGATTGTGTCGCTATAGAAACAGTATTTGACGATGATGGAAATGCCATTACAGAAGTTATTGGAGTAAAAACTAATCAAACAATTGATGCTGATTGCCAATGCAATATTTTACCATCATGTTTTGTAAAGAAATTCAAAAAGAACTCTTCAAAACAATTGTGTTACAAGATTAAAGAATCCAGTAATACAACAATTAAAAATGTGTCTGATTTACGAAAAGATTTATATATGAATGGATTTGTATGTGATGGTAGAAACTACGTTAGATTTAAGAGATCGTCAGGAAGTAGTCGTGTTGGAAAATGTTTATTTATTGAAAAAAATCTATACAATCATATGCATAGATGGGAAATGTGTGGACTGAATGTAAAAGTTGGGGATGAAGTTGATCTCGCAGCACTTGAAGCATATATTGCACTTCCAACAAGTAGCATTGTTGATACAATTGATATTGACCCAAAATCAATCTTAATTATTGATGATTATGAAAGTGTGTTTAATGATACTGTAATTGAAACGACAATTGGGGATGACGGATGGCTTCACACCGATGAAAAAACAATTGAAATACATAACTCAATTTGGGATGGGCAGAGTCTGATTGATAAATCTGTTATGAGAGAATATTCTTGTTATGGGATGCTTCTTTTAAGAAATAAATTTTTTAAATCATGCTGTTTTAACACGAATATTCAAAAATGGTTTGAAGACAATAATATTACGGAGATTTCGCAATTAAATGGATTTACACTCGCAACCGATGTGTCTGAAATTAAGATGATCACAACTCCAAATAGTGTAAAGTATCTTAAATTTGGATCAATGGAACAATGGCTAAATAATTTGCCAAGTATATTTGGCGTTGTAAAACATGAGAAAAAAACACATTTTTTTGATGGGGATATGGTACAAACGCATTATCAATTGTTAAATACTTTGCAATTATCCAGAGAAGAAACAAATAAATTATTACAATTATCATTTGACTATATGAATAAATTAAATACAGATATCAATGTTTTAAAGCGTCATATTAAATGCAATCAATCAATAAGTGATGAAAACGAGTATACTTTTAATTCAATTAATGATGCGATTTACACATTGTTGAATATTTCTGAGGATTTTTGTAAAACAACCACATTTAATAAATTTAGACATAATTTACTTGATTCATATAGAAAAAATCTTAAAAGAGGACATGTTCTTGTAAACGGAAACTATTCTGTTTTATTTGGGAACCCGTTGGAAATGTTACGTTCTGCTATTAATGATTTTGACCATAATAATTCATCACTAAAAGTCGGTGAAGTCTATAATACTAGATTTCAAAACAACCAAGAGTTGTTATGTTGTCGAAGCCCACATGTTACAATCGGAAATATATTAGTTGCCAAAAATACATATATTGACAATATTGATACATATTTTAATTTGACTGACGAAATTATATGTTTAAATTCAATTAATGATAATATTTTAGAACGATTAAGTGGTTGTGATTTTGATTCAGATCAGATGCTTGTAACTGATAATAAAATATTGCTTAACGCAGCAAAGAAAAACTATGATGTTTTTAAAGTACCTACTTCAAACGTCCACGCACGAAAGGTACAACGCAAATATACATCCGATGATCAAGCAGATCTTGACATACGAACAAGCAATAACTTGATTGGAGAAATTATTAATCTTTCACAGCAATTAAATAGTCAGTTGTGGCATATGGCAAACAATACTAAAATGTCTATTAAAGACTTATATGAATCTGACGAAGACTTCCGAAAACTTTATTTTGATATTTGCCAATTAGACGTAATGTCTTGTATTGAGATTGACAAAGCAAAAAAAGAATTTGATGTTGATTCTAAAGCAGAAATTAAACGCATTCAGAATAGACATATTGAGTTAGATGAAAATACTGATTTAAGAAAACAGTCAGCCTTTTTAGGCACAATTTCGCAAATTAAGGGATATGAAAAAAAACGGAATGTCACATATACAAAATACGATACTACAATGGATTATTTGCTTGATGAAATTACTAAATATACGGTTGCCTATGTTTCAAATGATTTATTCCCTATTTCAAAAATATTTACTCCAACTGATTTTGATTGGGATAAAGTAAATAAAAAGCAAATATCTAAGATCGTAAAAATGTTCGAAGATTTATATTCTACACATTTTAAGATTATGCACTTAGATTCTTTATATTATTCATATGAAGAAAAACTAAAAAGATATACGATTGAAAAAAATAAAGTTTTTGAACAACTTACTTCCCTGAAAATAAATTCAAGTACAGCATATAGACTTTTAAGATACATAGATAATGATAAAATTAAAACCAAATTTTATTTATTAGAATATCTTGCGTTTTATATGGTTAATTATGATTTTGGTAAACTTCAATTAAATTATATATTATGCAGAACAAATTCTATCAAAGATCCTAATTACTATACAACACTGTATAACATACCATATGCACTTTGTAAAATCGTTAATTGATTTTAGTAAAAAAACGCCAAAAAAGTTCCCACTTTTATTTTTCGACACCGTTCAAACCCAGTGTTTATGCGGTGTCTGGGGTTTGGCAATCTTCCTGTAATAGGGAGACATGAGAAGACAGATAATCCACAATCATGTCAAGCTCAAACAATGATTAATCAGAGCAGATAAACTCTCAAAATACCAATAAGTCCATGCGGATTTATGCTCACGCTGCTTGCAGCTAAAGAAATTTCACACCGTGAGTTCCGAGGTCTATGTCATCAAAAACAAAAATCAGAGATGGTATCCGAGACTTGCAACTGTTCTATTAATATATAGTAGACCTCCAGAGGAAACTGAAAAGCAACCAAAGGAGAAATCATGAAAAAGAAAATTTCAATTATCACATTAGTTATGGCAATGCTACTAGCGGTTGGAGGATTCACTACTTCTACTGCTGTCTCTGCGAAAAATAAGAAAGTCAAATGTTTGGGAACATACAAGATTACTGCATACTGCGGTTGTCGGTCATGTTCTGGCGGTTGGGGAAACCGAACTGCTTCAGGTCGCAGAGCGAAACAAGGCAGAACCATTTCTGTTGATAGGAGAAAAATTAAATTAGGTACTAAGGTCAGAATTAATGGGCACTGGTATATAGCCCAGGACGTTGGTGGCGGAGTCAAAGGGAAACACATCGATATGTACTTCTCTTCTCACTCACAGGTCAAGAGATTCGGCAAAAAGTACCGTAAAGTATATATGGTAAAGTGACCAAAAGCTAATTTTATCACACGTAAGAAATATCGCCTATAGGGCATCAATGAAGATATTTTGGTGAGCATGGGACGCCATGCAAAACACAGAGGTATAAAGCTCGTATGTTTGGAGCTTGCGTATAGACATTTACCATAGAATTTACAGGAGCAATATAACTCTGATTTCAAATGTGTTGGACGCCTTTTAGTGCATACGCAAATTATTTGTCGGTAACTTATGTACACATCAAGTAGTGTACACCGACTAATGGATATTTTCTCGGATAATTACCGAGCCTCCATTTATTATTCTGGCAGGTGGCGAAATGCCATCTGTACATTATATTAAAGGAGAAAATTATTATGAATACAACAGCAATTACAACATTCAATAATGAGGAATTTGGAAATGTGAGAACTCTGACAATTGATGGAGAACCTTGGTTTGTTGGCAAAGATATCGCAGAATGTCTTGGATATACAAATACTAGAGATGCTTTATGGAAGCATGTTGAAGATGAAGATAAACAGCAAATCCTAAAGTCGCAAATTGCGACGTTAGAAAATGTGCCAAACAGAGGACTTACATTTATAAATGAATCTGGCATTTATTCTCTTATTTTTGGCAGTAAGTTAGAGTCAGCTAAGAAGTTCAAAAGATGGGTAACTTCTGAAGTATTACCATCTCTTCGCAAGACTGGTACATATACTGTAGTGGCAGCTCAGCCAAGTGCAACCTCTTCCATTGTTGTTCAGCCAACGAGTGATATCGAATTGCCAAAAGCAACAAATACTTGGTATCTGAAAAATAGAAAACGCATAAGAGAATTATGTGATCTCATGGATATCGAACGCAAAACTTTATATCATTTGATTCTTACGGAAATTGGCAAAACGATCGACATTGAGCAGTCAAAATCAATCTACACAAGAGATCACGGATTCCCACCAGAATTCATTATGGATGTTGTTGGATATTTTACAAAAATGCAAGAAATTGCTGATGAATATCTTGATAGATTATTAGAAAAATATGAGTCTTTGAATTCAGATGATGATGAAGATGATGATGAAAGTGTATGGTAATTTACCATATTATAAAACATTGCACCTTGCGTGCCCAACAAGAAATGAAGTGATCCGACTAAGATCGGTGGATTTAGGCTATTAGCTGATAAAAGAAAACACAAATCGTTGAAAGAGTGGTGCCGAAGTACAAGGTGGATCTCGTGTAGAAACTTGCGATACTCTAATCCAAGGTGTTTTGATCGCACAAAGAATGTGTGTCTTTTTATAGAGTGGTCTACAAAAATTACACAATTAAGTGTATGGCATATTCTGGAAATGTTATATTTCGCTTATTGTATGGATAAGTATGCCAAAAGTGAGGAGGAATCACTCACTAAAATTTGTGTTAGTTTTGTTGAAATTAATACAGATACAGAATGTACGGGTGGCAGAGCTGGTTTAATGCGCAGGATTGCTAATCCTGTATACGTACGAATATGCGTATCCTGGGGTCGTAGCCCAGTCCGTACGCTAAATCGCACCATCGTCTAAATGGTTTTAGGACACATCCCTTTCACGGATGCAATACGAGTTCGACTCTCGTTGGTGTGATGTTTGTCCTACAATGTTCTTCGGACTTGTGGGCTAATATCCCTGTTTATACTGCTAAGGAGACAGGCAAAACTGTAAATTTTGCGGCTTCGGTCACGAGTGGGTTCGATTCCCTCAACAGGGATGATTAGGTTAGTAACTATACGATAGATTAACCAAAAAATATGCGAACACCCTGATGGTTGGTGGATATTGGAATGTATACCTCTTCTGATATTCTGATGGAGTTCATCACTTCAGTTCGCCTTGAGAGTACCTCAAATTCCTACGAGGATTAAGGTCGTTTTTAAAGGTATTCCTACACACAATATCTTTAATATTTAACATTATACTGCGTCGCCAGTGTGTAAATATAAGACGTGGTAAATATATTGACATGTAGCTCAATTGGACAGAGCACAACGCTACGGACGTTGGTGTTGCAGGTTCGATTCCTGTCGTGTCAGTTTCATTGGCTAGTAGCTCAATGGTAGAGCACACGGCTGTTAACCGTGCGGTTTTGCAAGTTCAAGTCTTGCCTAGCCAGTTTTCCTACATACCTCAGAGGCTAGAGGGTCATCAAAGCAAGGATAACATTAGATGAAAGTCGCTGGTTCGAATCCAGCTGTAGGAATTGTATTTTAAATTAAAATATAATCAAAAAATAAATTACACAAGTATTTGTGTATGGCACGTTCTGAAGATATTAAATCTTGCTCATTTACATGATGAGTGTGCCAAAAGTGAGGAATTTTTCACTCACTAAAATTTGTATTACTTATTTTATACAAATACAGAACCGCTACAATAATAGACGCTTTTTATAATGCGCAGCAATGTTATAATAAACTCTGCTTGATTTAAAATACTCATAGGGATATCGCCAAGCGGTAAGGCACAGCACTTTGACTGCTGTATTCACTGGTTCAAATCCAGTTATCCCTGTCGCAGAATGGAGAAGTTTGGTTATCTCATCAGGTTCATGCCCTGAAGATCGGTGGTTCAAATCCACCTTCTGCTATTTTTCTAGGTTTCATTTTGGTTATTGACATAACTATCTCCAATCAGGTAGGGACGTAAATGTCCTTACCAACATTGCGCAGTGGCGTAGTTTGGCTATCGCACCTGATTTGGGTTCAGGGGATCGTAGGTTCAAATCCTACCTGTGCAATCAAAGAGTTGTTTGGTGGTCAGTTCTTTTTCAACAAAGATTTTTCTCATTGTTAGTATCTAGTGGATGAATTAATATCCATCCACTACTCCTTTCTGCTATCTTAGCTCAATTGGTAGAGCAGCTGATTTGTAATCAGCAGGTTATGTGTTCGAGTCACATAGGTAGCTTTTTTCAAATCCAGTAAATATGTACGACGACTGCTATATGCAGCGTCAAGCATAACTGGAAATATTTTATGAAATGGAGGGATCTTCTATAATTAAGATCACCAAAAATGAAGCTTTCTATCTTCGCTCAAAAGGATTCAAAGACAAATCTGATATTCATCAGACGTATTCTGGACATCCTACTTACTATGCAAGTGAGAAAAGAAGCGTAATGAAAGCTCTAAAGAAGTATAGAGAAAGATAGGTGTTCTCTATGAAGAAAAAACAAAATAATATCAGAGTATCATTTGTAGATGAACCTGCTGCCATGGATGTTACTGGTTCTATGGTTTATGTAAAAACAGATACTCACAACATTTTGATTGATGCTGGCTTACATCAGTCCAATAGCAAATACGATGATTTTCTTGTAAATAAGAGAAGATTCAAAGAATTTAAGCCAAAAGATATTGATTATATCTTTGTAGATCACAGCCACCAAGATCATTTGGGGATAATTCCCAGATTGTATAAAGAGGGTTGTTCTGCAAAAATTATTGTTGCCGAAAACAATAAACAGATTATGTATAGAATGCTTCAAGATTCTGCGTTTATTATAGATAGAGATGTTGAATTAATCAATAACCAACATGGTAAAAATTATGAACCTCTGTATACGATTGATGACGTAGAAACATCTATAAGACATATGTCCGAATATCCAGTTATGGAAAAGGTTGTTGCTGATGAGACTTTAGCATTTAAACTTATTCCAAACGGACATCTACCTGGCAGTGTACAAGTTCTGCTTTATTTAAAGCAAAACAATGTAGAAAAAACACTTCTTGTTACAGGAGATATTGGAAATTCTAAAGTACATAATTATTACGTCAATAAGTTTACTCCTGTTGATCATGCAGATTTAGTCATTGGAGAATCAACTTATGGAGATCGCCCAGATTTAAAAACTGGACAAAAAGAAAGAAATAATGATATCGAAAAATTATTTTCTATTATCACACAACAGGTATGCGAAATGCATGGACAGATAATTATACCAACTTTCGCAAATCACAGACTTCAATTTCTTACAACAATGATTTATCAGGTCATGAAAGATTATGATTTCCCTTATAAAGTATATATTGATACACCGTTAGGAATTGATATTTTCAACGAATATCGTAAAATCTTATCTGGCGATGAATTAAAATTGTTTGATGAAGTCCTAAATTGGGACAACTTGGTATTTGTGCGTGATGCAGAATCTAGTAAAGCATTAGTACATAGTAATGAACCATGCGTGATATTATCTACGTCTGGAATGTGTAATAATGGTAGAATTAGACATCATTTAAAGAAAGCAGTTCCAAATCCTAATGCCACTGTTTTATTTGTAGGATTCAGTACACCAGGAAGTTTGGCTGCATTACTTAAAGACAAAAATGTTAAATCTATCTCTATAGATAACAAACAATATACTTGCAGATGTGCAAGTTTCTCACTCAAATCTCTTAGTGGACATGCTCCATTCTATCAGCTTCTTGACTACTACTCTTCCATTAATACAAATCGAATTGTACTACATCACGGATCAGAAAAAGCAAAGTTAACATTAAAAGAGAAATTAACTTCTGAACTTGAAAAGAAATGCAAAAGTACACGAGTTATTATTGCAAATTCAAGTTTGAAAATTTCATTATAGAAAGGACTGTTGAATATAGAATTCGAACTTCCAATTAAAGATTTACTAAAACAATTTGGCGGTGGACTGCCAGATGTAGTAGATTATCAGTATTATGTAAATTTACAGCAGCGCAGAATTATTGTAAATGAAGCCATTTGCGATACCATCCTTGAAAGTGCTGTTCTCCCACTTATTGAGATGGATAATGATGGTTCTGGAGAACCTATTACAATTATTCTTGATTCACCTGGTGGCGACGTATATAGAGGATTTAATCTTGTTGATGTTATTGAAAAGGTTAAAACTCCACTTACGATTCACATTATGAGTATGGCAGCCAGTATGGGGCTACATATTGCTATGGCAGGACATAATAATCCAAATGTAAAAACCGTATGTCATCCATTTAGCGTAGGTTTACTTCATAGTGGATCAGAATCTGTTAGCGGAACAGCTCATGCTGTAAGAGATTTATTTAATTTTTTCGCAGAAATACGAAGAGAAAATTAAACAGTATGTACTTTCACATTCTAATATTGATGAAGAAATGTACGAAAAAGTATATCGTCAGGAATTATGGCTTGATGCAGATGAAATGCTTCGCCTTGGAATTGTAGACGAAATCATTTAATTTTTTATTCATAAAAATGCTTAAACTACCTCTATTTACACTATACCACATTTTCAATCAAGTGTGTAGAGGTATTTCACAAATAATTAAAAAAATTCACATTAGTTTAAAGGAGGATAAATATGGCTAAAGCTTTATCTTATAAAAAATCTACTACTGTCACAGTTAAGGCGGCAGGTTATGTAGACATCGAAAAAGGAGTTATTGAAACAGAAGAAGGAAATGTATCTTTCAAAGATTTATTAAAAGACTTTGATGGAAAATATGGTGAATTTCAGATGAAAGAAAAGACTGATGAAGATCTGGAATTAAACGTACCTTCTGATGAAGAATAGATTGGAGTGAAGATTTATCAGTATTAATTTTGAACAAGAATTAGCAAAAATCGGATTAACTCCAGAAACATATGAGGCTGTCTGTGCAGATATTGATTCAAAACTTGACGGTGTAGTTGATATCGACTGGCAGGAAATTAAAGAAAAATATCATGTACAATGTGCAAGCGATACAATTCGTAAGTCCTCTTCTACTCCATTTGGTGGTAGATTCAGAGATGCTTATTTTCGCAGCAAGCAAAAATCTGGTAACGATGAAAAATCTGAAGATCAGTTATTATATGAAAAAATTCGTAAGGAACGACAGAAATTACAGACAGTTAATTTAGAGAGAAATCGTATTTCTCGCCAAGAAAGTCGTTTTGAGCTGTTCAATGAATATGTGGCTGAAGCAATTCAGATGCTACCAAACCCAGACTTCAAACCTCTGAGAGTTGAAGATAAATCTAAAGGATATGTGCTTTCTATTGCAGATATTCATTATAATGCAGTATTTAAGAGTGTTAACAACGAATACTCTCCAGAAATTTGCATTGAAAGATTTCAAAAATTATTATCTAAGACCATTGTGCTGATACATAGACTTGGCATTTCTAAACTCAAAGTCGTCACATTAGGTGATGATATTCAAGGTATCTTACGTCTTACTGACGTTAAGCTCAATGACTCTGCCGTTGTTAAGGCAGTTGTTGATATCTCAAAAATCATTTCACATTTCTTAAATGAATTATCCAAATATGTTGAAATTGAATATTATTGCGTAGGTCGAAGCAACCATAGCCAAACACGACCTATAGGAACAAGAGCTTCTGAATTATGTGCGGAAGACTTTGAATATATTATTGGAAATTATATCAATGAATGTTTGGCAAATAATGATCGTGTTGAAGTACATCTTGATCTGGAATCTGATTGTATCCACATTCCTATCGCTGGCTTTAATATGGTTGCAATGCATGGACATACCTTAAGAGGAATTGATAGTGCCATTCAAAATATGGAGTCTATTTATAACGAAGATATTGACTTCTTATTGGTTGGTCATTACCATGGAATGCTTGAAAAATCTCTCAGCGAAGGTATTACATGCGATAAGGAAATTTTAGTGTGCCCAAGTTTTGTAGGTAGCGATCCTTATGCAGACAGTATTTTTAAAGGGTCAAAGAGTGCTTGCAAACTATTTGAGTTCACAGAACATGATGGGCATACAGCATCGTTCAAGATGCAATTAAATTAACATTTCGGCAGTCTTTTTTAGGATCAATCTCTCAAAACAGGTCGGACAGACTGCCTATTATGAGCAGAGGATATTACTTCTTCTGCTCCATTTCTATAAATGATTTACGGGTACTCAAAAGTGGGTAGCCGTAGAAATATAAGAAATTATTAACAATTTACGATTTCTCTAAACTGAGAAATCGTGATAAAAACTATAAAATTACAAAGAATAAAGGAGAAATTATTATGTTAAAAGGAACAGAATTAGTAGAAATTATTGCAGAAGCAAACGGAATTACTAAGAAAGAAGCAAAAATCGAATTAGACCGTGTTATTGAAGGAATTGCAACAGCAATCGAAAAAGGTGGAGTTCGTGTTTCTGGATTAGGAACATTTGAAGTTGTTGAACGTGCAGCAAGAACATGTAGAAACCCACAGACAGGTGAAATGATGGAAGTACCTGCTAAGAAAGCTCCAAAATTTAAAGCGGCTAAATCTTTAAAAGATGCTGTAGCGGCACAGTAAGGAAGTGAGTTCTTGTATAAAGAAAAATATAACAAATATGAAGATCTACAAATCACTGATTTCGAAGACGAAATCGATCTTTTATTTACAGTCGACGATCAGTTGGAAGACGGTGATATGTGCGTAGATATTGTGGCGGATGATATGACTATCCGCCATTTATTATCACTGGCAATGACGGAGTTAGATTTTGCTCCAAGAAAAATTAGCATGGAAAAAGATCATGCATTATATTGCTTAGAAATGTTTGATGATGGAAGTCTAAGAGTATTTTTATATGATCAGTTTCATAATGACTCTTTACAAGGAACTTCTATTTATCTATATCAGAATGATATTACACAGAATGTTGTTGAATTTATGTTAAATTTCTATGATGATTCAAATATTATTCTGTATGGATATAATGATGAAGATGATGATTTTACTACTGGTGATGTCAGTGATTTAGATTCAAAACAAATTAAAACAGATTCAGTTATTGATACGCTTGTCGGGTTAGGTGTATTGATAGAATTGCTGGACTTATAAAATGACGATGGTAGCCACAGTGCTACTCTCTATTACTTAACAAGGTGGTGAGAACAATAGGTAAATGTGAAAAGAAAAAATGTTTAGCTTGCGATAAAGATATTTCTGTACGACAGTTTTATTCAAGTAATTCACCGTTACACGCAGACCACCTAGTACCTTGGTGTAAAAAATGTATATTCAAAAACGTATTAGATTCTGATGGCAGATTAGATAAAAACAAATGCAAATCTGTTTTACGCCAAATCGATAAACCATTTCATATCAAATATATCAATGCTGCAAGAGATGAATTATCAAGAAAAAATCAATCTTTAAATGGGGACGTTGATGATTACGGACAAAAAATTTTTCAGTTGTATATGAAAAATATTCAAAGTTTGCCACAGTTAAGAAAAGAAACATATGCTGATAGCGATACAGAAGATCGGACATACGCTGAAAAATTAGCAGAATCTAATACAAAATCAATTCAAAAAAAGAAAGAGAAACAAACTTCTAATACTTCTCAAAAAACCTTTTCTAAAATCTATAGCCAGAAATGGCGTGGGGAATACACGCAGGAAGATATAGATTATCTTGACAATTATTATCTTGGACTTGAAAGAGATTATAAAATCGTTACAGAAAATCATAGAGATTACGCAAAGAAAATTGCAAAAGCGTCGCTTCAGATGGACAAGACTTTTGATGATATGATGAACAACGTCGCAGGGGCAGACGCTAAGTATAAGGCTGCCAGAGAGGCATTTGACACACTGTCAAAGTCTGCCAAATTCAGCGAAAGTACCAGAAGTGTAAATGATGTTGGTGCAAGTAGCTTCTCAAAAGTTTGTGCTATGGTAGAAAGTCATAACTGGATTCCTGAATATCATCCGATGGAAAAAGATACTGTCGATGAATTAATTGACTATTTGAGTACAATTACAAAATCACTGTAAGAGGTAAATATCATGGATATTTTAGATATAGACTTCGATGAAGTGAACAAACGTATGGCTCAAAGAGCCAGTGAATTGGGAGTTCAAAATATAGATCCTTCAGAAGATACCATAGATTACGAAGCATGGACAAAATTCTTTTCTTATTATCGGTATTACATCGATGATTTTGCAACAGATATTTTAGGGATTGAACTCTTTCCTTTTCAAAGAGTTATATTGAGAGCAATGGCAAGAGGGCAAATGTCAGTATTGATTGCATGTCGTGGACTCGGTAAGTCATGGATCGTAGCCGTCTTCTATATTTGCATCTCGATATTATATCCAAATGTCAAATGTGGAATTGCTTCAGGAAGTAACCAACAGGCTAGAAACGTAATTATTCAGAAAATTAAGGGTGAGTTAATCAAGAATGGAACTATCGCAAAAGAGATAGTTATGCCAATTCATACTTCTCCTGATGATTGTTATGTTGAATTTAATGGTGGCGGTGAAATTCGTGCCATTACTGTTGCACAAGATCGTGGTGGAGAATCTGCTCGTTCCTGGCGTTTTAATTATTTATTGATTGATGAAGCTCGTCTGGTTAAAGATGATATCATTGAAACAATTTTGATTCCTATGACAAAAACCAAACGTCAAAATGCTTTAAAATGGCACAAAAATGAAAAGGGTAAAGTTATTTTTATCTCTTCTGCTTATCTGAAAACAAGCGGATTATACAAGAGATTTAAATATCATTTTGAGCAAATGTGCTCTGGGAACAAGAGGTATGTTGCAATTTGTTTCCCTTATCAAGTTGGTGTACAAGCTGGTCTTTTTGATATGGAAGACATTGAGCAAGAGTTATCTAAACCTTCTATGACAAAAGACAAATTCGCTTATGAATATGAGGGAATTTTCGTTGGTTCCAGCGGAGAAAGTTATTACCCATATGAACTTACAATGCCTTGTAGAAAACTTGAATATGGCGAATCAGATCAACCTCGAAAATCTCAATCTATCTATGTCATCACCCATGACGTAGCTGTATCTAATGAAAAGAATTCGGATAACGCATGTACTCATGTTATCAAACTGAAAATGAGACCAAATGGTACTTATACAAAATCTGTCGTGTATACAAAAGTCATGAATGGTATACCTTTGAATAAACAAAGAGATTTCTTAAGAGAACTCATTCATATACATTTCCCTAACACAAAGAAACTGGTTATAGATGATAACGGAGTTGGTGCAGGTTTACCAACAATGTTTTATGAAAGTTGGGAATATACAGATCCTAAAACGAAAAACACAGTAGAATATCCGCCATTGATAAAAGACGATGATGAAGATGGATTTCTACTTGATAACGCAGTTCCATTAATTCGTGGTGTTCATGCGTCAAATGAATTTCATAAAACATTCTATCCTTACATGAAATCATGCTTCGAGGATAGATCTCTTGAATTACTATCAACCTCTGAAGAAGTTGACTCTCTGTATAAGAACGGAGAGATTACTGCGGAACAATACGCACAGCATGTAGAGCATGACATCTTGCAGAGTGAATTAAGCAATATTAAGATGGATTATTCTGAACATGGAAATGTTCAATATGTTCGTATTGTCAAGGGGCAAAAGAGAGATAGAGCTACTTCTCTTTGTTATGGATTATCTGTTATTTATGAATGGGAAGAAGAAAATAGATACACATTATTTAACAATAATAAAAGTCATGGTTATGACTTACTTAATGAATATACATATGTTTAAAAATTACAGGAAGGAGGTGCTATGTGGCAACAAAAAATAAAACAGATGCACAAACACAATCATATGTTACAGAATTTATTCAGGCATATAATAGTCAAAGTGCAGCTGGACAATCATTCTTCTTGTCTCCTCAATTGCTGAATAGTACATTGAAGAATGTCAATATGAAAGGCGCAATTTTTCCAAGAGAAAAGATTGAAAGAATGGTTTTAGCACCTCATCAATTCGAACAAGAATTGCGACAGCTTTCATATTCATATTACAATTCGATTTCTATATACAGACATCTCATAGACTTTACGTCTTCTATATTAGATTTTGATTGGGAACCAATTCCTTACACATTGGACGGAAAACCAATCACGGCATCTGATTATCATTCAAAAAGATTTCAAAAAGATTATAAAGTTGTAACTAATTTTTTTAATCGCTTTAATGTTAAAAGAGAATTTAATAAAGTTATGTTCAATATTTCTAATTATGATACATACTATACATCACTTCGTGAATTCGATGATCATGCATATTTACAGGAACTGCCTGCTGAATATTGTATGATTGACGCAGATTCATATCTTGGATACCTCTTTTCTTTTAACTTATCTTATTTTGTTCAAAGCGGTGTCGATATTGATGGATATGCCCCATGCTTTAAAGCTATGTTTAATAATGCTTTACAATCATCTGAAAATACTTATGGGTCAAATTTAGCGAAACATAATGGACGATGGGTATATTATCAGCAAATGCATCCTGATGATGCTTGGGTATTTAAATACAATAACAATTTTGCAGGATCAGTTCCACCAGTATTAGACATGTTTTTAGATTATTCCAAATTAAGTAAGTTCAAAGATCTTGAGGAAGCCAAAAAAGAACTTGAGGCGTATAAGGTCATCTTTGCTTCTGTCCCACGCCTACAAAATGGAAAAATGGGAAACAAAGTGGATGATTTTGCGATCAGCGCTGAAGAACTCGGTAAGTTTATTGCAACTGTAAAAGAAAGTCTTGGTTCTAATCTTGGATCAAAATCTGCCGTAGATTTTAAAGCTGCACCATTGGAGAATTTTAAAATGTTCGACTTCTCCCCTTCTGCTTCAGAGAAAAACTTATTAGAAACAGAGATGAATAACATGGTTCGTGAATCTGGTATGGCAGATGCAATTCTACAAGGCGGTAACAACGTATCGTCTATCAATTTATATAAACAGACAATCTCTGCAAAAATGGAAAAATTATATCCTCAATTTGCATCATTCTGTGAATATCATATCAATAAAAACACAGATAAATATAAATTCAAAATTAAATTTGTTGGAACAATGTTTGACCGTGAAGATCGTAGAAAGGCAGCTAATGAAGATATGGAAAGAGGAATTATCACCCCTGCTATATTCTCTTCAAGAGGTATTCAAATTACCGATGCAGCTAATACGATGAATTTTATGCATGGACTTGGATTTCCTCAAAGCTTTACGCCTATTCAAACAGCATCTACGATGTCAAGCGAAGATAAGAAATCTTCTGGTCGAACAAAATTATCAGATGATCAAATCACAGATTCTGGAGAACAGACAAGAAATATCGGTGCAAATGAAGATAAAAAGGAGGCGTAACATGTTCATTCGTAATCCTTTATCAATAAAACAGAAAACAATTAAAGTTAAAGATAATGATGTTTATGAATTTTTATCAAGACATGGTATTACACCTCTTGGAAAAGATGAAACTACCTGGTTCTATTCTGATAATGATCGTACTGCATCATTATTAAAACAATATAGAAAAGGTGGTGATATAGAAAATGAGTGATAAAAAACTTTTAAAGTTCGCAGTTGAAATGAAAGAAGACCCCGTAAAGGTAGAGAAATCTCAGTTCACAAAATTGCATTTACGCATTTATAGTGCCGACAAAATTAATGATCATAATTTCATCATGAGTATGGATGTGTTGAAAAAATATGCTGATACAATTGCTGGTAAGCCTATTTTGGCTTATTACAACAAGAACGGTGATTATGGTAAAGGTGATTTTGGGGGACATGAACACAGTCCACTAGCACAGGAAATCGCAGTTGGGTTTATTCCTTTTAATCCAGAAATTTCTTATGAAACAGAAAATGCTACCACATATTTATGTGTCGATGGATACATTTGGAATACATATTACGAGCATATTGTCGATGTGTTCTATAAAGATGGTGGTATTAAAGGTGTTTCGGTTGAGATGTATGTCTTAGATTCTAAATTACAAAAGAATAATGTTGAGGAAATATTGCAATATTCTTTTACTGGAGTAACATTAATTGGCAAAACAGATGCTTATAATACAAAAATTAAGCCTGCTGTTGATGGGTGTCAAGCAAAAATTATACAATTCGCTGCTATTACATTAGATGATGTGATGCAGCCAGAATTTAATAAAGCAAAACAACTATTTGAAAAACAATTAGTTAAAAATGCAATTGAGGAGCCAGAATCTAATGGCTCTATTTTATTGCAAAAAAATAAATCAGAGAAGGAGGAAGAAATGGCAGAAACTTCAAAAGATCTCGAAAAAGAAATCAAAGATACAGAAGAAAAAGAAATTATTGAAAATTCTACAGAAGTTGTTGAAAGCAATATTGTTATTGAGAATTCCACAGAGGAAGTTCCTGAGACTGTTGAAAATGCAGAAAGCGATGGTCAAGCAGTTGAAGAAAATAGTAATGAAGTTGTTGAAAACTCTGACGATGTGGACAAGAACAGTGATCCAGATATTCAGGAAAATGACACAGAAGAAACTGAAAGTTCTTGTGATTACGATGAATTAAGCCAGAAATGTGCTGAATTTGCAACCGCTTTAAAAGAAAAAGAATCTGAAAATGAAGCATTGAGAATTGAAAACGCTTCTCTTCGTGAATTCAAACATAACAAAGAGATGGAAGATGTTACAAAAACAGTAAATCTTGTTCTTAACAGCGTATCTAGCACATTATCCGCAAAGCAATTAACTGAGTGGAAAGAAAAAGGATTACAGTGCAACGCTTCTACTGTTGATGGGTATGTAAATAGCTTAAAAGCATTTGCTTATGATATCCAGCAAGAAAAAGGCGTACAAGAAAAAGAATTATTAAGAAACTCAATCCCTACTCAGGCAGTTGAAACAGAGCCTGAGTCTGAAGACATTTGGGAAAGAATGAAAAACTATTAAACCTAAAAGGAGGACAAAAATGGCAACTAATATTCTTATTTTAAGATCAGCTGCATCTGGGGACAACGATGTAAAAACTGGTGTGGCTACAACTGAAGTTGAAAATGGATATGCTGTTGCACTTGGCGAAGTTTCAACAGATAGAGAAACACGTAACGCATTCAAGGTAGCAGCTCCTACAGAAGGAAAAGATTTAATCGGATTAGTATACAACGCTGACGTACCATCTCTGACAGACGGAATGGGAAACGTATTTAAAGGAATTACATCTGATCCTAGAACAATTAAATTTGAGGCAGGGACGCCTTTCAATATTTATATGCCTTCAATCGGAGACGAAATCGCAATGACAGAAATCTCTGGAGAAGCAACTGGCGCTAAATATGTTATTTACAAAGCTGGCGACAGCAAGCCTACATATTCAACAGATGGTACTGATGGATTATTAACATTCAAGATCACAGGAAAGAAATACGTTTCTGTTGGTGCTGAAAGAGTCCCAACTGTAGAACTGATTGCAGTACCAAACGTAGCTTAATAATAAAAGGAGGGATTTAAGAAATGGCTTATAGAAAAATTGAATTTGCCACATCTGCTGGCAGAGATCTGATTCCAGCATTCAAAGAATATGTGAATCATTATAGAAAAGAAAACTTTGCAACATCTAAAATCTTTAGCAGAAATACATCACTGGCTGACAAGAGAAAATTAGTAGATAAAGTTGCTCATGCTGAAATTGCAAAATTCGCTAATGTGGACGAGTCCTTAGTTGGATCTACACAGTTAGTAACACATCCTGTATATAACTGGGCTTTCTTCGCAGTTGTAAACAAACTGGTTGATGCAGTTATTCCTGATGTTGTAGCAGAAGATTTTGCAGCTGTCGCAAATGTAACAACTGTTGGTAGAGGAAACTCTGCAACATTCAAATTAAAATCTAACGATTTATTTGAAGTATCCGTGAATGGAAACAGCCGTAGACATGTAAATGCTCAGAAACAGTTCACAGGTGAGAAAACTTTAACCCCTGTTAACCATACAATCACAACACAGGTTGATCTGTATAGAGTTATGATTGGAGAAGACTCTTTAGCTGAATATGCTATGAAAGTAATCTTATCTATCGAAGCTGAAATTTCTGTAGACATTGCTTACACAATGCAGAAATCTTTTGATACAAGAACAGCTAATTTCAAAGCAACAGGATTCTCTGGTGCAACATTCCAGAAATTAGCCGCAAGAGTATCTGCTGCTAACGGTGGTGCTCGTGCAATCGCTTTTGGTACATCTATTGGATTAGGTGAAATCTTACCAGAAGATCAGTATTTAAAGATGGGTCTCGGTGAAACATATAATACAATCGGATATTTACCAGTATTCAAAGGTATTCCATTAATGGCAATTAATCAGACTATCGATTACACATCTGCTGATTATGATTTTGCAATTGATGACAAATACATCTATGTTGTATCTCCTGGACTCCAGAAATTGGTACAGGTTGTATTTGACGATGAAGGATTATATATTTCTGATAGCGAATTTGCTAATGGAAATTTAACACAGAATGCTTCATTACATAAAGGATGGGCTACAGGACTGATCACAAATGCAAAACATGGAGTTGTTAAATTAAGTTAATATAACAAAATGGTTGAGAGGGTCAAAACAGATCCTCTCTTTTGAATAAAGGAGCGATTAAAAATGGCAGAGACTAAATCTACCAAAACAACAGCTAAAACATCTACGACTAGAAAATCAACTTCTAATTGTACCAAAGATGATTTGGTTAAAATGAATCAAGACTTGCAGGAATCAAACGCAAAGTTACAGAAACAGATACAAGAAATGATGGAAAATATGAAAATTTTAATGGCTGAAAAAACTGAGATTGAAAAGAAAAACGAAGAAATGCAAGAATCTCTTGATTCTGTTTCTGAATCAGAATATACAGACATCAATCCATTAAAGCCAATTAAAATTGTTTCGTTAACTGATGGTACAGTTGTACTCAAAACACAGCCAAGCGGTGGCAAAGAATTTACAATCGACAAGTTTGGAAGTGCTATTACTGTTACATATCAGGACTTACAGAATATTATTATCAACGACCGATCATTTATTGAGGACGGTGCCGTTTTCATTTGTGATAAAGATGTTGTTAATAATAACTATTTAGATGAATATTACAATAACTTCTTAACATTAGATACAATCAAAAATATTTTATCATTTGATATTGATCATGTTACAGACATGGTGGCTAATACTACAGAATCTATTCAGGAATCTATTATCTCTTTACTTGTTAAGAAAATTAATAACAATGAATATGTAGACATGAATAAAGTAAGTGCTATCGGTCGTGTTTGTAAGAAACCATGTGATATTTTAAGATTAGCAATGGATATAAGAAGTGTTGATGAATCTGCGAAGTAATTCGGAGGTGTAATATGGACAAAACACCTTATACAGATATTATTGAGTTGGTTTTGGCACTGATGAAGTCATATGAATTAGATTCAATTTATGATGACGCAATACAAAACTCAGAAGATAAGGATGATTCTTCTGGTGATAAAGCAATGATTTTATTTTTCTTACCTTATTTCAAATATGCGTCTGGAGAACTGCAAATTGCAGGATCATCAATTGACACAACAAGAGATGATGAAAATATGTCTTTCTCTACTCTTCTAACAGATGGAGAACAGTTAATGTTTGCAAAATATATTCTGATAGGGTATTTACAGAAAGAGACATTTGATATTCTACAAATGAAACTTCATTTACAAGACGGAGACTTCAAGACATTCGCAGAAAAAAATAATCTGGAAGCCAAACTCAATGCATTAAATACGTTGAAAGACGAAATTAGTTGGAACGTCACAAGAAGCGGATATCACGCTAATGAAAAAGTCTGGGGGTAATTATGGAATATATAAAAACCCTTTCAGTACAAAAAATTGATGAATACATAGATGTTCTAACAAGCAAAATTTATTCAGTTCTACCATTGTATGAAGAACATTGTAGTAATATTGAGCTGAATAAAAAGATTGGAAATCTTATAGCTTTAACAAATGGATTTCTAATTATGTTAAACAAAGATAGTAAAATTTCTATTGAAATTCTTTCGTATCTTTGTCATTTACAAACCGTTTCTACGCACAAAGAAGTTCGTTCTTGTGTTCTAACCTCTTGTGCTCTTTTGCAAAAAATGAAGGATGGTGATTGATATGCCATTGGCTTCATATAAATTATCAAGAAAATTTCAAAAATCTAATCCCAGAGAAGAGATGAAACGTACAAAACGATTACAGGTAGAGTCGTTATATAATCTAGCAGTAGATAGGGAAGATAACGCTTTACTAAACGGTGAGCCATTTGTGAAATCTCCTCGTGTGTTCGATGTAAGAACAACTGATGAGTCACATACGAAACTTACAATCGAAACTATTGAAAATGATGATCGTTTTGAAATCGGAGATTATGTTACGTTATCCGATGGAATTTATTTGTGCATACACTCTTTTATTTTTCATGACCTATATTGTCGTGGAATATTTCAGAAATGTAACATGAATATATATTGGTTAAACGAAAGTGGTAAATTATGTTCTCAGTGGTGTATTGATTTAAATACAACACAGTACAATAGCGGAGAACAATCTGGACAATATATGAGAGTTGGATCAACTCAACATATGCTCAAAATGCAGTGTAACGAAGAAACAGTCAAACTCGATTCTCCAAAGAGAATTTTCTTAGACAAAAATATGGATAATCCAACATGCTATAAAGTTAGCCAAAATGATAATACTCCATATAATTATGGATCAAAAGGATTGTGTTATATCACATTAGCACAGGCTGGTAAAAATACAGAAGCCGATAAGTACATCACATTAGATAATGGTACAAAAGTATGGGTTGCTGATTATTTTGAACCAGATACAAAACCTGAAGAAAAACCTATTGATCCAACACCTACGGAACCAGATGTCCCAGACACCCCTGTTGTTGAGAAGACTTGTACTGCTACTATTAAATATCGTTACAAGAAAGTTTATATAGGTAAAAAATCTATATTTACTGCTTCTTTTAAAGATAACGATGGTAATACAGTAGACAAGGAACCTCAATGGAATATTGAATGTGATTTCAAAGACTCTATTAATATAGAAGAAACTGGTTCAAATTTGATTATTTTGATTTCTGATTCTGGGTTAATTGGACGCACTTTTACTTTGAAATTATCTGCAAAAGATAATACTTCTTCTACCGCTTCTACCGAAGTATCTGTAGAGAGTTTGATTTAGGAGGGATGGAATGAGGAAAACTGATGAGATGATGGATAATCCTCTTGTTCTATCTGGTCTTATTAAAGACGTTGTAGGCAATATTTTTCTGACAAATGAAGATTTAACAAATTTAGTAATGCCTATCTTAGACAATGACGATTATTCATATGAAGATAATTGGTTTGGATGTCGAATCAAAAAAAACTTGAATGGACAGTTAAAAGACGTATCTCTCGTTGGTCATTGCAAGGATACACCTTATATGGAAGAAACAATTACAGATGCAAGATCAATGATTTTAATGGAAACATATGTAAATACCAGTTCATCTATTCTTGACTACACATTGGTAATCAATGTTGTTGCCCGAAAAGATGTAATTGATTTAGATGATGATGAAAAGTCAGAATGGCGTGAAAAAGGATACGCTGGCAATCGTTTAGATATGATCTGCCAAGCAATCAATCTTGCCCTAACTGACGAATCAATAAAAGACTCATTTGGTATCGGGGCTATGAGATTAGATACTCGTACAAGCCAATTACAGTCTTTTAAACCGAACACTAACTTTTATGGCAGGACAATGGTGTATCGGATTGATGATATAAATATGGAGTTGCTTTGTAAGTGAGTGACGTAAAACTTACTTATTCACAGCTACTGTCAAGCGAACCAATACCTGTTGGAATCGGGCATATTCAGCCACCTAAAATCAGTGATCGTAGGAGAATTGGTGAAGGGCTATGGATGCAATATGCTAGTTATATGACATTGACAGTAGATAGCTACTACTCTGCTCTCCTGCCAGATAAATATGATGCTTTTTTGGCATTACCTTATGAAGAACGAACAGATGTTAAATTATTTGATTTGGTATCAGAAAACACAGATGTTATACGGATTTATGTGAGAGCATTTTGTTTTTATTTTGTCGAAGATGTTGTGTATAGATTAAGAGAAAAAAGATTTGAGATCTTAAAAACACATGAGGACGAAGAAACTGGAGAAATTGAATCACAGGTTGTCGGGGTTATTGATCGAGAAATCTTTGATGATGTATTACATATCTTGATGCAAATTTCAAATATCAACAATGAACGCACAGTGTCCGAAGAATTATCAAAACAAAAAGATCCTGTTGTTATCCAAATGCAGCGTAGACGTGATAAGGCAAAAGCTAAACGTACTCGTGGAAAAAACTTAGATAAACAAGATCCTAAATATGATATCGGAAATATTATCTCTGTCGTATGTGCGTATCACCCAAGTATTAATTTTACTAACGTAGGGCAACTAACAATTCCTCAATTATATGATAATTTTCAAAGAATTTTAATTGATAGAAATTATCAAATCATGGCTCTTAATGCCAGTGTTTGGGGAACTGAAGGTAGTGACTTTAAAGAAGATTCATATTTGAAAAATCTCAAAGAGGAAAAATGAGACCTGTTTTTATAGGTCTTTTTTTAATACTAAAATTTAAAAATTCTAATGAAAGGATGTGACAAAATGGCAGCTAGTAAGAAATATGCAAGCCGTGACTGCGGTGTATTTGAGTTAACTAACTTAGCTACAAGCAAAAAGGCTTTAAGAGTTGATTATGCAAATACAGTAACATTAAATATTACAGCAGATTCTGTAAAAGCTAAAAAGAGAGGTAGAGATGCTGTAACATTTGCTAACCCAATGGAAGGAACACTTGAATCAGAAATCCAGGTATATCCATTTGAGTTATTCTCTATCTTTGGTAACGGTACAATTACAGAAGGTGGAGATCGTGCAGAAATGAAGACGATCACTGCTACAGAAGCAGGAAAACTTACATTACCAGATCAGCCAAAAGACGGAACATTATTCGTTTACGGAAAAGGTGACGTTGGTGGAACACAGATTGAAGGAAGCGTAGCAGAAAAAGTATTTACAGCTACAACAGATAGCGAAATTGCTGTTGGTAAGAAATACGATGTATCTTATATCGTAAACGACTCTACACTTCAGTTAGTTAAGATTAACGATAATCAGGAATTAGCTGATTTCAGAGTTGACGCAGAAATCAACCAGAAATCAGAGCAGGGAGTTGTAACACCATTACATATCACTTGTTACAAAGCTACTCCTCAGAGAAATATCGAATTAGCTTTCGCAGCGGAGGGAGATCCTATTACACTGAAGATCACATTTGACCTGATGACAGATGCAGATGATGAATTTGTAGATATTTATCAGATCAAGTCTTTAGCTTAATTTAAGGATATTATTTATCACTACTGGTTAGTTTATACTAATCAGTAGTGTATTAACTTGGAATATTGAACATGAAAAAATATTGCAGTAATCATATTATAGTTTTACATTTTAGTTAGAAGATAGGGAAGAGAACAAAACTTTAATATGGTTCACAAATTGGATTATATGATTTTTTGTTTTCTTCCCTATTTTTTACGATTTTAAAAGAAAGGGTGTATTTATTGAATTCAGAAATTACAACGCCTGAGCAGTTGCAGGAAGCCTATAAAGATACAAAACTCATTCCTGTTACAAGTTTGGCACAGGTTAAGTTCTATGTGGAACATGGCGTACAACCACTTTTGGTCTATCCATCCGAACGTGCAGATATTATGGCGTTCTGGTATCCAAAAAAAGATACATACAGACTATATGTTGATTATAGAAAATATATTAACGATAAATATCAGGTAGGTGAATAGGTTGGCAAAGAATGTTGGTAAGAGATTTGAAGAAAATTGGAAAGCCAGTATTCCTTCAGACGTATTCTACTATCGTTTAAAAGATCAAGCACAATCTTTTGGTGGTTGTAGTAATTTAAGATTTTCAAGTAAGAATCCTTGCGATTGTTTCTTATTTTCCTCTCCTTATATGTATGCATTGGAATTGAAAAGTGTTGGCACTTCTTCTATTTCTTTTGAACGTACCAAAGAAGAGAAAGGTGTAATCCATTATCATCAGATTAAAGGTTTAAGAGAATTTGTTGGTTACAAAAATATGATCGCAGGGTTTTTATTTAATTTTAGAAAGAAAGATAACACAGAAACTACATATTTTCAGCATATCAATGATTTTGACAGAATGATTGCTTCTATAGATAAAAAATCATTCAACGAAAAGGATTTGGTAAAATTTAATCCAATCATTGTTAATAGTCGAAAATTAAAAGTCAATTACAGATATCATGTATCTGAATTGCTTGAGAAGTTAAATAGAGAAATGGAGAGATAATTTTATGGGTAAAATTGATTTTGAAACAAGACATTATGCAGATGAGTCTTTAAATAGATTTGAGGCAAATGATTTCGTTGAAGCCGTTGTAGCCTCTGCTTTTCCTGTAACTCAGGACGAAAACGGAATATCTAGTATGGACTATGATCCACTGAGCAAACTTATGGGAATCAAGATGAATATTATCAAATTTTATGGAAACGTGGATTTAGAAAGCATTGGTATTGATGAATTATATACACTTGCTTCAGATATTGATGTTGACGAATTTGTTGATGAATATGATATTAACAAAGTACAGTTTAAAGATATGTTAACTGCAATTGATGAAAAATGTGACTACATCAAACAGCAGTTAATTGCAAGTGCAATTGATATTAAACTTGACAGCAAAGATGTGAATTTCAAGGTCGAAGGTGTTGACGATTTAGTAGAATCTGTCGTGGCTTTAGCACCTGCTCTTGAATATATTAATGAAGTATTTGCCAAAGCTGATCCAGAGGTAACTCAGAAGATGATGCAGTATTTTGCAGAACATGGTTTTGATTTTACTGCCGAAGACATTACAAAAGCTGTTGTTGAATCTGATGATTTCCAGAAAAATAGAATTGATGCACTTGAAGCAATTAAACAGGGTGCCGCTGATGCAGTCAATAATAATGTAGTTTCTATTGACAGAAAGTAAGGTGATCTTATGGGGAACATGGGCGCAATGGCTGGGTTATGGAGACAAATCCAGAATGAAATGCGTGATGCTGTAAGCGAAGCTGAGAGTAAAACGTTCTTAACAGCCAATCAAGAGCTTACTGCTTCTTATGCAGGTGGAGAACCAAAGGAATATAAGAGAACGAATCAGATGAAAAACTCTGCAAGAACAACTGGCGTTGTTGGTGGCGGAGATTCTGTTAGTGCCACTGTGTATCTTGATCAGGGATACAATTATAATACTGGAACTTATTCTACTCCTTACGTCTTTTCAGAAGCGGAATCTGGGGGATCTGGGATTGTATTAACTTCTGGATTCTGGCAACGTACAGAGCAAAAAGCTCAACAATATGCTGAACAGGCATTTGCAAAAAGATTTAAACAATAATTTCTTTTCACATCAAATCTGATGTAAATTTCACAAAATAAAACCAAGATTTTATATGCTTATCAACCACAATATATGTGATTCATTTTTACGAATACAACTATATATTGTGGTTGTATTTATTTTACACATAGGAGGTTTTACCGTTGGCTAGATTTACGGTATATAACAAGATTACATCTCCAGAAAAACTAGCATTGGTCAATACAGATAACAAAGATTTAGGCAATGAGTGGTTAGATTACCTTGCTTCTGTTGATCGTGCGCAGAGTACAATCAAAGGTTATCGTAATGACTTAGATATTTTCTGGTGTTGGAATCTGGAACATAATAAAAATAAGGACTTCGCAAAATTAACAAAGCGTGATATTGCTAAATTTCAAAATCATGCAATTAACGTATGGGGATGGAGTCCTAAACGAACAAGACGTGTTAAATCATGTCTTTCTTCTTTATCTGATTATATCGAAAATATGTTAGACGAGGAAGAAGAATTTGAAGGATTCAGAAAAATTGTAAATAAGATTGAGAATCCTGCAAATGAGGCAGTGCGTGAGAAAACGATTCTGCCAGATGAAAAAGTTGATGACTTATTAAAAACTCTTGTCGAACAAGAGAAATATGAAAAAGCGTGTGCTATCGCTATTGCTGCTTATTCTGGAATGAGAAAATCTGAAATCATTCAGATGAAGATGTCTTATTTTACCGAAGATGCTCTTGAATTTGATGGTGCTTTATATAAAACGCCAAAGATTCGCACCAAGGGTCGTGGTAAATTAGGTAAGCAGTTAAACAAATTTATCCTTGTTGATGTTAAAAAATACATTGATTTATGGGATAAACAACGTAAAGAACTTGGCGTTGACATTGATGATATCTTTGTAACGAAAGACAAAAATGGTTGGCATCGTAGATCCAATCTTGACAAATGGACAGCTGAATTTTCAAAGATGTTGGACGTAGACTTCTACTACCATTGTATGAGACATTATACTTGTACTGCTTTCGCAAAGAAGAATATTCCGATTGATGTTATTAAAGAATTCTTTGGATGGTCTTCTACGGAATTGGTTGGTATTTACAACGATTCATCCGCAGAAGATGACTTCGGAAAATACTTTACAAAAGACGGTATTAAAGAAGGAAAACAAGGTTCTTTGTCTGATTTGTAATATTGGAAAAAGATACCTGTATACATACAATATATTACTATGATATACTCAAACTCGCAATGATCAATTACACAACAAAATCTATGACGTAACACCACTTATATAGTAGGAGATGATGTTATGATGATAGAGAATAGAAAAAATTACTATACACTTATTTGTGCTGAATGGAGTATGTATGGCGGAGGAATAGTTATACATACAGAGGTAAATGTTGGTTCAGTCATCGAAGCACATGAATATGTTTTATCACATCTTTATGACTTCCCTACTGGTACATGGGTACTGAAGCCATGTTTGACAGCAATTAGTTAAACAATAAGTAACAAGTAATTGATCGTTGCCTTAATCGGACGGTTGGTATAATGGAATTATACTGGTCTCCAAAACCAGAGATCGGGGTTCGATTCCCTGACCGTCTGCTAATTATATACTGAAACGTAAAGAGTCTATTTTTTAGGCTCTTTTTTGTTATGCACAAAATTATGAAAGAGGTGAGTAAATGGATTTTCAAGCCGTCATTAAAGCAATACTTAATAAAGGTGATGTTGAATCTCAATTGGCTGATCTTGTAAAAGACAGGGATGTTCATATTAATCCTACTGTCGGGACAAGCGGATCAACAAATACAACACTTAATAACCAAATTAAAAGACAGGCAAATGCTCAGGCAAAATCATATGTACAATATAGTAAATCTGCAATTCAAAAACAGATGAAACATGCTTCTGGGACGTTTTATTCTAGTGGTGAAACTAATATTGATAAGGGGCTTATCAGTCGTCAGAAGAAACAAGCCGAGGAAATGGCATCTGTAATTACTGACATTGCAAAAAATGAAGGTATTTCAGATAAAGACGCTAAAAAATATGCAAAAAATGTTTCAAAAATACAAGAAAAAGCGCAGGATCAAGCACTCAAGGAACAAGAGAAAAACAACGCTAAATTTCAAGCAAAGCAAAAAGCTTTAAACGAAAAAGCTGCCAAAATTGAATCCGACATTCAAGCCAAGAAATTTGCATCAAAATCAAGCAAATATCAAAAACAATTTTCTGGGTATGTTGACAATAACAGCAAAGAATACAATGAGTTTGGAATGAACGTCATTGATTACGATAAACAGCGAAAAGAACTAAACAGAATGTATGGCAACTTTCAGAAGAATCGAAGCGCTGAGAATCGTGATCTGTTAATTGAGGCACACGCCAAACTTGAACAATATGATAAAAACACCGCAAGTAGTTTATCTTTATTAAATGCTTCTCCTAATAAAGTTCTTCAGAGCGATGTTCAAAAACAAGTTGAAAAACAACACAAAGAACAAGAAAAACAATATAGTAACTGGTTTAATCAAGCACTCAAGGAACAAGAGAAAAAAGACTCTTACGTAGAAAATGTTTCTAGGAATCTTGGAAATAAATCGTATGATGCTAATTTAGCCGCACAGCAGAATAAATTAAATAGCTATTACGCAGGTACTCAAGAATATAAAAATGCAAGTAAATCTTTTAAGGAATATGAAAAGAATGTACAAGATTTACAAAAGTTACATACTCAGTATCAGGCAAAACCAACTACTGCAAATCAAGATGCAATCATTCAGCAGAATGAGAAAGTAATTCAATCATATGAAAAACTAAATAATGAGATGAAGATTCTCAATTCAACTCAAACAAAAGCACTTAATCCTGGTGAAGGTAGTATCCAAGCAAATAAGATCAGAACTTATTTAGAGAACAATACAAAAGCTGCAAAGGATTACGGCGATGTCTTAGAAGAGATTGCAAAGAAGTCTGAATCTGCAACAACCAAAGGTGAATTGCAAGGAGCAAATCAAGACTTTAAGCAAATGCAGGCTGAAATTTCTGCGAAAGGACTTACTGGAAATTCAATGTTTTCAGAAGTTAAGCGTGGATTTAGTCAGATTTCTCAGTTCGTAGGAACATATGGCATCTTGCAATCTGGTATGAACAAAGCACAAGAAATGGTGCAAAATACATATGATGTAGATAGTGCAATGACTCAGCTTCAGATGGCTACTGGTGTATCCAATGATAAAGCCAAAGATTTGATGAAAACATATTCAAATATGGGGCATCAATTAAAGGCTACTGGTACAGATGTTGCTGCTTCTTCTACTGAGTGGATGAAACAGGGGCAAAGTGTTGAAAAGTCTAATAAGCTTGCCGAAAGTTCTATTAAACTGAGCAAGGTTGGCGGACTATCATCTGAAGATGCTACAAAGTATTTAACTTCTGCGAGAAAAGGTTATGGTGTTACAAGTGCCGAAGATACCTTGAAAATCGTAGATAAATTAAGTTCTGTAGATATGGCTTCTGCTACTGATGTTGGTGGTTTGGCAGAAGGTATGTCAGAAGTTGCGACGAATGCAAATTTAGCTGGAGTTAGTATGGACAAACTCTTGGGCTATTTAGCAACTATCGGTGAAACAACTCAGGAAGGCATGAGTTCAGTCGGAACTGGTTTGAACGCCATTTTCTCCCGTATGGGAAATATCAAACTAGCACGACTTAAAGATTATCAAAATAATGGCGAAGACCTAGACATTTGGGGCGCAGTGGCATAATACATAAACCACTGTGGCAATTCTTTCTTGTGATCATATGAATTTTCATATGTGCTTAAAAGCCGAGGGAACGGTCAATAAGGAGGAAGGATATATCTCTTTTAATCGTCTTATGAAAAGGAGATGATTGAAATTTTATTGACAAAGCAAGTAACCGTTAAATGGTGTAGCCGTACCAAATATCATTATATTGATAAAGGGTATAATTTCACAAAAATAGGCGATACATTTACGGCTAATATAAATGATGTTACACATGGTAGCGACGTCATGGTGGATGTACGTTGCGATTATTGTGGCAAAACGTATCAAACTAAATATAGTACATATCTTAAAACATCTAAAAATGGTACAAATGCATGTAAAAAATGCTCCCCGTTAAAAGTAAAAGAAACTTGTATGGAAAAATATGGGGTTGAAAATGTATTCTGTACTGAAAACATCAAAAAGAAATCTAAAGAAACCTGTCTAAAGAAATATGGAGTTGAGAACGTATCAAAATCTGATGCAATCCAAAAAGTAAAAGCTCAAAATAATTTTAAAAAATACGGAGTTACGAATACTTCAAAATTACAGTCTGTTAAAGACAAAGTGATTCAAACCAATCTTGAACGATTTGGAGTAGAATATCCTATGCAGACCGAAGAATTTCAGAAAAGGATAAAAGAGACTTCGTTAAAGAAATATGGAGTTGAGCATTTTACTCAAAGTCAAGTCGTTAAAGACAAACAGCGGAAAACCATGTTAGAAAGATATGGTGTTGTAAGTCCTACGCAGAACCCAGACATATTAAAGAAATCAATAGAATCAAGATATAAACATGGTAATTTTACATGCTCAAAACAACAATTTGAAGTTTATACAATAATTGGCGGAGAACTAAATTACCCATTTAAAAATTTTGTAATTGATATTGCTTTTCCAGATGAAAAGATTGCAATTGAATGGGATGGTAGTGGGCATGATTTGTCAGTGAGACTTGGACACATAACAAAAGAAAAATTTATACGCAACGAAAATTTTAGAAATATTTCTTTATTTAATGATGATTGGAAAATAATTAGATTTATTACACACAAAGACAAAGTTCCACACAACATTAAAGATATTTATAACTATTGCTATACATATCTTCAAAATGGTGGACACAATATACAAGTTTTTATAGATGAACAAACGATTAAAACAAAACATAGTTCGATTAAATTTAACGATATATCTGCCTTGAACGACTGAGCGAAAGAAGGTCATTTCGATGACTATGCGACAGTCTGAACACACTTCTATATTTCCCATAATTCCTTAAGAAGTGGAGTTGCGGTCAAGTGTAAAGACACTTTTGGAAGTACCGCAACCGCTTCTATGTAATGAGTTTCTTCTTATTATATAGAAGTCATATTGTCTCATTCTACAGGACAAAGTAACAGCATGGAGTGATGTAGAAACAGTCTTAAAAGGTGAAGGAATTAACCTAAGAGACAAACAAGATAAATTCAGAAATTTCGGTGATGTGCTTGATGAAGTCGCTGGCAAATGGACTAGCTACAGTGACGTATCTCAAAGAGCAATTGCAAAAGCGATGGCTGGCACGAATCATATGGAGCAATTTCTAGTCCTAATGACCAATTACGGTAAAGCTCAAGAATACGAGAAAGTATCCGAAAATTCTGCTGGATCTACAGATAAAAAGTATGAAGTTTATAAGAATAGTTTGGAAGGACAAACAGAAGATCTTAAAAACTCATTCCAATCTATCTCAACAACATTTGCTAATAAAAACATCCTTGGTGGTGGAATTACCTTATTATCAAATGTTTTAAATGTAGTTAATAAATTAGTAAGTAGTTTTGGATTATTGAAAACTGCTGCCGCTGGCTTTGCTGGCATTAAACTTTTTAAAAACCTAGGTTGACCCTATCTCAAAATCATTAGGGTGACAGTGAGCCTACTATATATAAGGAAGAAACAGAAATGGTGTTTTGGACAAATATATAGGATACGGGGTTTTAAAATACACGTATCAGGAGTAATTGCTGGAACGAAAAAGGATATCAAAACTGAAACGGAATTGGTAACGATAGACGGAATAGTTTAAGAATTTGGTATTCATATCGTATTATACGATTGTATCTAATCAGCCGCACACATTCTTACCGTATAGGAAGATATCGGTAAACTACCGCATAAGAAACGTGCTTCGGGATAAGGCACAGTAGCTAAGATATTTTAATAAGAATGGATGTTCAGAGACTACCGATCCTGACAGATAATGACGACCTTATGATCATTGTCTGGTAATGTATAGCCCAAAAGTGTAAATTAATGTCGATGTTTTACCTGCTATCATCGTTTGCGTACAGAGATATTGTATCTCTAAGCAGGGAACTTAAAATTCAAATTTTATGTAAAAAATGACCATCAAAAAGTCCTTATTTTATAAGGTTTTTTGAAGATTGGTAATTTGGCGAATTGTACTTCTATTAGTATATATGAGCCAAAGTTATTTTTAACTTGGTATAAATATTGTGGAATAGCTTAATATATTAATACAATACAAAAAGGCACCCACACGGATGCCCTTTTGTATCACTTCTATTGATGTTTTGTAATTAAGCTACCACCCTTAATTACTGTTTGTTGGTACAAATGCTTTTTGTATCATTTCTTATTACACTTGTATTATAGAATATTTTCTAATAAAATGCAAGTATTTTTAATATGTAGCCCAATCATACAATGATACTTTTTACTTAAACGGTTATCTTTTGTGGTAGATAGATAATACGATATTTTTACACATTAAAATACTGTTTGCATTGTTGATTCAAGTCTTATCTAAATATTGCAAGCAATAACTGAATAATCAAACTTGCAATATTGAATGTTTTAGAAACACTCTGCCAGTCAATATTCTGTAATAAGTGAATGACACTTTGGAACATTTGTCACCTCCGTTCCGCATCTGCCGTAAGGCACTGAATGACGTGCAAATCATAAAGCATGATCATTCAGCAACAAAATTATATCATACAATGAAATAAATATCCATAACAAAAAAAACAGTCTATTGGAAATCACTTATGGTAACCAATAGACTGCAAATCCTTTGGAAATGCAATGACGAACTTGGAAGATAACTCGTTGCATTTCTTGTAAACTTAACCGTATAACTTGATGATAAATAAGTTATATGGGATATTTTTATATTAATACAGAGATATTATTTTGTCAATAATTTGTTGTAATAAGCTGATTTGTTGCATAAATAGAATTAAGAGAGATAACTCAACGGTTACCTCTCTTTTGTTATACTCTTTTTTAATTTAGAAATTTGTTGTATAATAAATTATAACTATTAATTTATATATACAAAGGAGAGTATAATTATGAGTAGACAAGTAACAGACAAAGACGGAAATGTACATATTATTGAAACAAATAGTCAACAGATAAATAGTATGACAAACCAAGAACGAATGTTGGATAAAATTATTCAACACCAACAAACTCAGAATAACAATAAGTCAAAGGAGTGATAATTTATCAAAGAACTTAGTTTAATAATTGAAGCTGTGCCAAATATATTACAATATTACATACCAGGTGCATGTTTCTTATTTATATTTCAGCTAACAATTTCTAAGAAACTTTCAGGATTTGCATTTAATGTTGGAAGCTGCATTATTAGTTATGTGTCGTTAGCAACAATCGCATTATTACGATTAAATATCTTGAAACATTTAAAAGATACATCTTGGATCAATAATGGAATTTCTATTATTTTATGTATTATAGTAGCATTATTATTATCCCTTATCCTATCAAACAAAAAAGTCAAGAACTGGATCGCTGATCAATTTCATATCACAACGAACAACAATGTTCTTGATGATGTGTTTGATTACACGAATGGTAGCTGTGTAATTGCTCGTCTAAAAGATAAAGATTATTTCTTTATGGGCAACTTACGGTTAACAGATGAAGGAAAAGACAAACAATATATTGTGTTAAATGCTTTCACAAAATTTTCGCAAAACGGTAGTGTGCTGGCTACTTATGCAAAAGCTGAAGGGAAGGAAAATGCGAATATCGTTTTGAAGATTAGTGATATTGATTATCTTGAAGTATATAATAACGGCTTTGAAGATATTGTAACCGTGTTAAAGAGAGAGGATTGATAGTCCTCTCTTTCTTACCACTTGTACTTGCAATTATTGCATATGTACATGTTTTATCAATACACTAAGGATTACATACAGAACAAGGACTTAATCCTCTCTGCTCTGCTTCTGACTTAGATATTGTAATATCACTTTTCTTTAAATATTTACATCCTGCTGCATGATACTTGCTTCCATAATCAGTAATATGTACAATCACATCGGCAGACGTTGATGAGTCGTCGTCTGATGATGAGTTGGATGAACTGCTAGATGATGAACTTGAAGATTTTGCTTTGATTGATACTGTTTTAGGTTTGGCGGTTTTCTTTTTGTACTTCTTTTCTAGTGTGTTGTATTTATCTTGAAGATCGTCGTAATCTTCTTGAAGGGTATCATACTCATCGCTTTTATCATTGTATAATGATGCATTTGCTTCATTCTCAGACGACAGATCTTTATATTTAGTCTTTAAATCTTGGTACTTAGTATCCAACTCATTATATTGTGTTGTCAGTCTATCTTTGCTATTAGATAATCCTACGTTACCACATAAACTGGCTGCGAAGCAAATTGCTAATATCCACATCAATACCTTGTTACTTCCGTTATTTTTCATACTTTATGCTCCTCTGTTGTGATATGTAAAACTATTTAGGCGCAGCACCACTCGTTAGTGCTTCTAATGCTAGTTTGCCTGCTACATTGCCAATAATTGCGAGTGATGCACTATTGAGGCGCTCTCCAACAAATTTTTTAGTCTTCTTCCAGATTGTATCATCTTTGATGTTATCTAGGAATTCGTGACCTTTAAATGATAATGAATCAACATCAAATTGTCTGAAGTTTAATGTTTCTGGTGTCATTGTAGCAATGACCATATCTTCAAAATATAATTGAGCAACTACATATCGTATTTCGTCTTCTGTGTATCGTGACGATAATTTTTCATCGTGTATTATTTCGTAGAAAACACGAGAATGAATAGATCGATTGCCTCGACTATCATCTTCGTAGATACAATTATTTTCAATGTAAATCATTACATCTCTTATACAATCATGATTTAATTTCATAAATTTATACTCCTTTCAGAAAGTAGGTGATTAAATGAAAACTATAACAATTCGTCAAAAAACTAAAGCCGAAGGTTTTGATACACATTGTAGCGCAATGCATGAACTTCCTTATATTATCGAAGTTGACGGAAAACCTTTAGAAAATGTTCGTAGATTTGAACTTATTCTTGACAATGATTCGGCTAATGGTTTTATTGACATTGATCGAATCGCAGAATATACTGTAACCCATTATGGTATGACATTTGACGACCTAGCAGATGGCGTTGAAGATCCTGGTCGAAAAAATAAATAATTTGGAATTTAGAGAGGATTGATAGTCCTCTCTTTCTTACCACTGATATTTACATTTGTTGCATTGATATGTATTTCTTGCACTACGGGTGGCAGTGCGAACAAGCTGTGTATCCACGTTGTTCTGCTTCAGATTTAGAGATTGATATCGAACTCTTTTTAAGATATCTACAACCAGCCGCATGATACTTTTGTCCATAATCTGTTATGTAAACTGTATAACTTGCGGATGAAGAATTATCGGAGTCTGAAGAAGACGAATTATTTGATGATGAACTGGTATTATTTGAGCTAGATGATTTCTTTGATGTAGATTTTTTCGGTTTTGCTACCTTTTTATATTTTGCTTTTAACTTATCGTATTTGTCAATTAGTGACGTATATTTATACCATAGATCATTATATTCTCCACTAGAACGACTCAAATCTTCTTGTATTTTATCATTCTCTTTGGAAAGATCATAATAACGTGAATAAATATCATCATAAGAACCTTTTACATCTTCGTATTTTGACCTTATTTTTTTATGTTCTTCGCCAGTTTTGATATTAGTTCCAACACTAAATGATAAACAAATTGATAGAACAGCAATCAAGGCATGTCCTTTGTTTAAATTCATTTGCGTACTCCTACCATTTATATTTGCATTTATTACATTGATATGTTTTACCAATATTAGAACTTAGAATACCAAATGTTAAACCGCTTAACATACGGGAGCCAGTGGTAATTCTTTTGATATTGGTACTGTTGCAGTTTGGGCAATGAGGAAGATTTTCTCTCTGCTTGGCAATTTGTTCATTTCTACGATTGATTTTCTCTTGGTATTTTGGATTTGTAAGATTGCCATAGCTACCATCGCTCCAAGGTAAAAAATTACCCTCTTTAATTTCTTGTAGTATACAATACGCTGCACTTGCTGAAATTTCAGCAGAATTTGCTATAGCATCTATACTAATTTGATCATCTACACCAGTTTTTATATTTGATAGTATTTCAGAGATGTCATAAACCTCGTGATTAATATTAATACTTTGGTCTGCCTTATATAATTCGTTGATTATATCCCATGTTGGACAACCACAATTTGGACAATGATCAGCTTTAACAGAAAATTCTTTACCGCATTCAGTACATTTTATTAAACTCATTCTTCATACTCCTTTTATAAACTTATTTAATTTGATTATATCATTATAAATATTGAAACGCAATCAATAGACCTATAACGCTTTTGTCATTTAAAGAATTAGGTAATTTCGTTAATCAAGTTAAAAGTTTAAAAAAACTAAACCCATCTGATCTTAATATGCAAAATGAATTGTATAAAAACTTCGTAGATTCTTTTGCAAATTCAGGTTTAAACGCAAGTCAAGTTTACGATAAAATCTTAAAAAACGGCGGAGACTATTCACTAGCAGAAAACATTCTGCAATCAATTGGACTCTCTGACAAAGTGGAAGATATCAATAAACAACAAGCGTATGACGAGATTCAAAAACGAAAGAAAAAAATATCTTCTTCTAATAAAGTAGACACCCCTGATCTCTCTAAAGTTTCATCAGAAGCCCAAGCTACAAAAGAAGCCCTCTCAGATCTTGGACAGGTCAATCTTGATAATGTAAATTCGAGCGCATCTAAACTTGGAGAAACATTTAGAACTGGTGTAACAAACGGTGTTGAAAAAGCCAAATCTGGCATTAAATCATTAGGATCAAACATAAAATCTGTGTTATCTGGTCTTGGTGCAACACTTAAATCCTATCTTCCTCTTCTAGCTGTGCTTGCTGCATTTGAAGGAATTAAAGCAATTCATTCTAACATGCAGAGTCAGCGTAAAGATGAATTGAATGCAGGTCAGAAAAATCTTGATAAATACAACAAGAAGATTGATAAAAATAATAACAAGGTTAAGCAGGCTAAGAAATTACAGGAAGAATTCAATACTTTATCTTCTGGCGTTGACTCTAATACGAATGAAAATATCGGATTGTCAACAAGTCAATATGAAAGATATTTAGCAATCAAAAAAGAATTAGTGAAGTTAAATGGTGACCTTGTTACTGGATATAATTCAGAGGGCGAAGCCTTAATCAATAACAACACTGCTATCCAAGATACGATTGACAAATATCAAAAATTAGCAGATCAAAGCAAGAAAGATATTGCTAGTAAAAAGAATGTAAGTATCCAGAATGATTCTATGGCATTAAAGGCACAGAAATCATTATACGGAAGTACATTCGCTGATGAAAGTCTTGGCACAAACTTAAAACGTTCTTTACCATATACTTTTAGATCTGCAAAAAATCTCGCTAAAGACGGATTAACCGTAAACGAAGCGTCTGTTAGACAATCTCTGTATTCTAATGCAGATTTTCAGAAACAGGCTGCTAAAATTCTTGGCAAAGATAAGATTGACGTAAGTAAATTAACATCTAAACAAATTCAAGAGCTTGCTAATAATTCAGACACTTTTAATTCTGAAGGATTTATCGGAAAGAATGACACAAAGAATCTCAAGAAATTATTGGAAGCCTCAAAGACAAATTACGATCAATTACAGAAATATTCTGATAGTTTTAGAAAAAACACTTTATCTAATATCTCTCAGGCAGTTGATGGGTATGATAAATTAGATCAGACAACAAAAACATTTGCATCTAACTTTATTTCAAATATGGATATTGATCCATCTAAAATGTTAGACACAGATTATCTTGATAAACAAGAAAAGACTGTTGAAAATCTTACCAAAAAGCTTACTCAGAATAAAGATGTACAAGACCAAATCAAAGACTTCCAGAAAACACAAGCCAATGGGAAAATGAACGCCAATAAATGGCAACAAAATGTAAATGATCAATTTACTGCATTACAGAAATCTACTGGTATTGATAAAGATACGTTGGCATTAACTCTTGGTGTTAAGCTTGATGACAAAGACAATGTACTGTCTTCTACTGGTAAAGATATTGCCAAAATGCAGGAAACATTAAATGACACATTCAAGAATCAAGATATCTCTAAGTTTACAGATTCTTTGAATTTAAATGACTTGTCAAATGCATTCGATATTGTTACGGATAAGACAAATATATTTACTGGTTCTGTAGACCAGTTAAAAGAACGTCTGAAAATGTTAAATAGTTCTGCTGCTTCTGCTTCTTATACTGTAGAAGGATATAAAGCAGCACTTGGTACAGATGATGATGATTCTGCTTATAATACTCTTGTTTCTGGAATGAAGCAAACTAAAGAAGAGTATGATCAAGGTAAAGTTGGTACGGATCAGTTCAAAACATTTGCAGGAATGATGTCACCAACTGGCAAAACGGATGCAAAGAACTTTAAAGAGAATTATGATAATCTGAAGAAATATTTCACAGAAGATAATTCTGGTGTATACACTTTCTTTGATGATCTGAAAACAAAAACAAATGACTCTGGTAAAGCTCTGGCTGACTTTGATAAGAAAACTCAGAAATGGAAAATCAATATTGACTCTACTGCTTCTGCTGCTAAGAAATTTGGTATGGGAGTAGAACCATTTGAAGCTTTACTTAACAATCTAAAAACATATGGATTTGATGTAAATTTCAGTTCTCTTACAAAACAGTATGAAGAAGCTCAGAGTAAACTTGATGGTTGGGCTGAAACATGGCAGAAAAATGGTGGAACCGCAGGGGATAAAGAGGGACAGCGTATTGAGGCGTGGCGTCAACAAATTGATCAAGCAAAAGAAGCTGGCAAGGAAATTCCTGATACATGGACAAAGGTTATTGATTTTGAGGTCAATATTTCTTCTCTGCAATCACAAATTAAAGAAGCCAAAGATGAATATAAAGCTGCACAGTTAAATGGAGATACTGAAGCCCAACAGAAATCTATCGATAAACAGCTGACAGCATCTGCAAATATTCAAGCTAAATTGACGGGTGGCGAAGATGTCGGTAAATCTGGATTAACCAAAGGTATTAAAGTTCCTGTTGAAATCGAGACAAAAGCCAATGGCATTCAGAATGAAATTCAAAACCTCGTACAACAATATCAGTCTGCTTCTGGGCAAGACAAAATCAAATTAGGATTAAAAGTCGAAGCAAAACGTGAAGAGTTATTAAAAGAATTACAACCATATCTCGATCCTGAGACACTTAAAATTCTTGGTAATAATTCTGATGCTAAAAAGAAAGCAAAAGAAACTAAATCTGAAGCAGATAAGGTTCCAAAAGAAAAGAAGACTACATATACTGCTGATGCCTCTGGTGCTAAGAAAGGTGCAGAGGAAGCACAAAAAGCGGTGAACAGTGTTGAAGATGAGCATGTAACGCAAATTAAGGCACAATATGGTATTGGTAAAAACGGTAAAGTTTCTCAAAAATCTACAAGCAATATGGTCAAGAATAATTACCTTGGTAATGCGATTGATCAAACTGGACGAGGAGCATATACCGCCCCTAAACAAACAAGTGCTTCAAGTGGTAAAACTAGCAAACAAAGCAAGTCTGACACCCCTTCAAGTAAATCAGATACTACTACTGTTAAAGTAAATGTTAAAGGTAATGCTAAAAAGACCATTGACTCTATCAAGAAATCTTTATCTAGCATGAAATCCAAAAGCATTTCTATTAAGGTTAAGGGAAATGCAAAGAAAACCATTTCTTCTATCTCTAAATCTCTTAAGAAATTAAAATCTAAGAGCATTTCTATTAAAGTAAAAGGTAATGCGTCTTCTGTCATTAAAAAGATTGCCAGTGCTTTAAAAAAACTGAAAAATAAGAAAATTACTGTTAAAGTAAAAGACAGTGCTTCATCTAAAATTAGTAGCATTAAAGGAAAACTAAATGCATTAGGTAAGATGCATCCAACTCCAAAAGTTACTATCAATACAAGTGGATTACCAGCCGTTGAAGCTGCAAAATCAGCAATCAATGGCTTACATGATAAATCTGTTAATGTATCTGTAAATTATAGCCAAAGTGGCAAACCAAGTGGTGTAAATGGCGCACATGGTATTGGTTTAGCACATGGATCAATGGTTTGGTCAAAAGCATTTTCTCAAGGAACGATTTCAAATCTGACAGATTTTGATGATTGGAACGGAAATGCGTTTGCGCATGGTTCAGTAAGAAAATTATCATCTCGTGCATTAGCAAGTGGCAATCTTGGAGCAGATTATTCTGGAACAACACTTACATCCGAATTGGGACCTGAGCTACTTGTCCGTGGAAACCGCTGGACTTTACTTGGAGAAAATGGCGCACAGTTTACAAACATTAAACGTGGAGATATAGTTTTTAATCATCAGCAGACAGCAGATTTACTTTCAAAAGGATCTACAAACAGTCGTGCTTCTATCAAAGGTGGTATGTCAGCATTTGCTCATGGCACTGCTTTTGCTTCTGGACATCGTGTTACTGGTAGTGGTGCGTTCCAAGGTGGTGCTGCTTCTGGATATAGAAAACATTCATCAGGTTCTTCCTCTACCAAAAAGCATACAGAATCCACTAAAAAGAATACGGAAGCAACGAAAAAGAATACGGATTCTAAAAAGAAAGACAGCAAAGCTACAGATAAGAGTACAAAGAAAAAGTCAAAATTTGCCACATTGCTTGACAATATGGGTAAACAATTTGACTTCATTGCAATCGCTATTGATCGAGCTGCAACTGCTACAGAAAAATTTGCTAATATGATCAATGATTATGTGAAACCAGAAGCTAAACAAAGTGCGCTTTGGAATCAATATAAATCAGCTGGCAAGGAAGTTTCTGTAAATCAGAAAGCAGCTAAGAAATATAAATCTGAAGCAAGTTCATTTGCAAGTAAGGCAATTAAGACAGTGCCTAAGACAAAGAACAGTTCTAAGAAAAAGAATCAGAAACGATTACGGACATACTTTGAACGTGTGCGTAACGGTAGTATGAATATCAATACTATCAAGAATGATAACATGCGTTCTGCTGTGGAGTCCTATCAGAATTTATATGAGAAGTACCTTCAAGCTAATTCTGCTGCTCAACAGTTAAAGAATACTCAGCGTGATTTATTCAATCAATGGTTGAATATGCCTACTGAAAAGGCACAGAAAGCAATTGAAAACCTACAAAACTCATATGATACATTATCTAATCGTTCTTCTGCTGCATCTACGGGAGAGTCTGGTGTTGCAAGATTAGTTCAAACGTCAAACGATCAGTTATCCGAAGCACAATCTAATGTTTCTTCTGCAAAATCTACTCAGAGTCGTGCCTCTTCTGCTAACAAAACAGCACAAAAGAAGGTTTCAAAAGCGACAAAGAGTCAGAAATCTAAGGCGAAATCTGCTAAAAAAGCGGTCAATAAGTCTGGATTATCTAAAAAAAAGAAAGCGTCTCTTAACAAGAACATTAAAGCAGGTAAGACGATCTCTACTAAGGGACTCAAAGGGTCTGCAAAGAAAAAAGCTACTGCTTATAATAAAGCGGTTAAGAGTACAAAGTCTGCAAAATCTTCTGCTGCTAAGACAAGTGCAAATCTATCAAATGCTAACAGTGCGTTATATGATGCACAGGTATATCTGAAAAATGTGCAAGATTCTCAAGCAATTGCAAGTAATTATGCAGGTCAACCTGCTTACACATATCAGAATGATGTGTTGGACAGTCAAGTCAAAAATAAGAAGAAACAGTATGAAAATAGTCAGACTGCTGTAAGAGAAGCTAGTAAGAACCAAGCTAAATATCAGAAAGAACGTGAAAATGCACAAGCTAATAAGAATAAAGCTGATAGTGCAGTTAAGACCAAGGGTAATAATATTCTTAAGACCAAACGGGCTAAGAAATTATCTAATTCTCAGAAAAACGCAATCAAGTCTGGAAAAGAGGTTTCTTTAAAAGGAATCAAAGATAAGACTTTATTAAAACAGCTCAAGGCATATAATGTACAAGTCAAAAAAGCAAAAGACGCTTCTAATAAATTGGCGCAAGCTAAACAAAATGAAGCAGATGCTACAAATGCTTTAGCAACTGCAAATAAAAATGCGAATGATGCTGCTGCGGATTGGGCTGCTGAACAGACAAATGCTGCTGTACAATCTCAGGCTAATATTAAAGCATATTATGATGCGAAAGCTAATATGGAAGCCACAAATAGTAGCAATGCTTCTTCTGCTGCCAAGTTGAAACAAGCAAAAGGTCAAGACCTTGATAGTGCTGATTACCAGAATCAGATCGATGCCAATGAAAGACAAGCACAGATCATCGATGAAGAAGCTGCAAAAATGCAAGAGAATCTGAACAATAAACTGAACGATGGTTCTATTAAATATGGTTCTCAAGAATGGATGCAGATGCAAAACGAAATCAACGCTTGTAAAGGTAGCGCAGATGATTTAAGAACTTCTAACGAAGAACTTAAAAATAGTATGCGTGACGATATTTATTATCGTGGCTTTGAACGTGCTATTAAAGCGGCTCAGAATTTACAAAATTCACTTACAACGATATCTTCTCTGATTGATGAAGATGCAATGTTTGATGATGACGGAAATCTGACTGATTATGGTACTGCTGCTATTGCAACAAATATTGCTAATGTCAAATCTGAAAAAGAAGAATTGAATCAATTAATGCAAGAACGTGCCAAAATGGCTGAGCATCGTGATGAATATTCTGACACAGAATGGGCTGACGCAATTCAAAAGAGTGATCAAGATATTGCGGACGCAGTTAAGAGTATTAAGTCTGCCGAAGATAGTGTGACAACTATTCTGAAGAATAACGCAAAGCAGAAATTGGATGCGATTAACAAAACTATAGATGCTTATAAAGAAGCTATACAAACTCAAAAAGGGTGTATTCTATGCCCGTTTCTATTTAATTGCTGGAATATCCTAAAAACAATTAAGCTACAACGTAGAGATGAAATAAGCTCAGGCGTGAATGCTATGAAAATAGAAAAAATTAATTGTATGACCATATGGGGCAAACCTAAGTGGTCTTTTTTAATGCAATAAATTAAAAAGAAATGGACAATCAGCAGCCAAGCCTCGAATAGAGGAAGGTTCAACGACTATCCCCGTAGTGGGCGGTGAAATTCCGCAATAGGAGTAGGGCTTAAGCAAGTGGGTGAAAATCCCTTAAATCGAAAAGGTAGAACAATTATATTTTCATAAAAATAAAACATAAGAAAGGAGAATGATTAGATATTATAGATTTAGAACAAACTATTAAAATAAAATGGATGACTCGAACAAAACAAAGGTATGTTGATCTTGGATATGAATTTACCAAATTTTCTGATCTATTTGATGTAAAAGTGAAAGATTTAAACAAAGATTCCAATGAAAAAGTTGAAGTTTATTGTGATGATTGTGGTAAAAAAATGATTACACCATATAGAAATTATAATAAAATTGTTGAAAAAAGTGGTGCGTACAGATGTAGAAAATGCAATGCTCCATACACATCAAAAATTCGTATTAATAATAATACATCAAGAATGATTGCTGATTTTGACGAATTGGCTAAAAAAATTGGATGTAAATCTATTGCAGTTTTAGGAGATTATCATGGATATGATTCTCCTATGCCGTTAACTTGTCCTAAACACGGAAAGCAATTTTTATCAATTTCACAGCTTAGAGGTGGCTGTAATTGCCCAGAGTGTGGAAAAGAAAAAGTTGGGAAAGCAACAAAACGTAGTATCGCAGATATTCAAAAAATTATTTCAGAAAAACATGGCAATATATTGTTAAATCCTGATGATTATATTAATTGTACTGTAAGAAATATGAAAGTTCAATGTGGAATTTGTAAGACAATTTTCACAACAAGTATTGTCTCTTATCAGAATTGCAATGGATATTGTCCGAATTGTGCGAAAAAAGCTCAAGCAAAACAACTAAAGCTATCAACAGATAAACTGAAAGAAATAGCTACGATTAATGGGGTATGTTATATTCTAAATCCAGAAGAATACAAAGAGACATATACTAAGAATTTAAAATTTAAATGCATATCTTGCGGTGATGTGTTTATCAAAAATTTAGCGAATTACAAACATGGATATGGTGTTTGTAACAAATGTTCCCAAAAAGTAAGTAAAGGGGAACGAACAATAATTAATATATTAGAAAAATATCATATAAAATACGAACAAGAAAAAAGATTTAATGAGTGTCGTGATAAGAGACCTCTCCCTTTCGATTTTTATTTACCTACTTACAATGTGTTAATTGAATTCGATGGAGAGCAACATTATAAGAAAATGAGAACATTTGATACTGACGAGACGTTTAAGATACGGCAAAATCATGATAAAATAAAAACAAATTATTGTTATACACATCATATTAAATTAATTAGAATATCTTATTTAGAAATTAATAAAGTAGAACAAATATTGTGTAAAGAATTACATATTGAAAATGAAAATATAATTGAAGATATAGTCTGATCTCATAGGATAACTATGAGGAGATTGTAAATCTTATATATTACATATAAGTATATCTCTTGCCTATGTAGCGAATAGGTAAAAACATAAATGATTACGAATACGACAAACAATTAAAATCCTCTAACAAGGATATTCAGATACTAAAATCACAGATCAATGCACTTAACGGTGTGAGCGATGCAGCCAGTAAGGCGAAGAGAGCACGTCTTGAAGCAGAACTCCAAGAAAAGCAAGATGCACTTGATGATACAGTAAAAGATCATATTTATAATCTTCAGATTGACGGACTTGATAAGTTAACCACACACCTGAATGATGATTATGAGAAATACTGTAAAGAGTTATCTTCTTCTGTTGACAAGATTGAAGAGACGTTTACTTCTTTATCTGGAACAATCAGTTCAGAGGGTGCAAAAATTGATAGTACGATTACTACTATCTTGGGACATTATGGTGTTAAACCAAGCGATCTTGGACTGACAGATAGCAAGGTCACAGGCTACGCACAAGGTGGATTAGTTAAATCTGTGCATAAGAACGGAGATGATGGTCTCGCTTCTCTCGCAGTAGGTGAGGAAGTTGCTACTGTCGATGTTGTTAATCTGGCAAACAAAGTAAGACAAGATAAGGTATTAAATGCCTTAGCAAATGGACATACACTGAACGGAATGACTATGGATGGAATTGGAACAACGGAAATTGCAATTAACTTTGGTGAAGCTATTGGAAATCTTAATATTCCTAACGGAGTATCTGATGAAGAATTACAAAGAATCATTAAAGAATCATATAAGTATACTTCTCAGCAAGTTGCTCGTGATGTTGCAAAAACACTTGGTCGCAAACGTCCAGTTTAAACCTTATATAATAAGGAAGAAATAGGTTGAGCAGTGCGTAGAAATACGCACTCCTGCCTGTTATTTTTTGTGCAAAAATTTATACAGAAAGGAGATACATATATGTTGTCATTTGAATATAATGGACAATCTACAAAAACAATCTTAGATACGCCACTGATGGTCGTGCAGTTTGATGTGACAAATGACATCACAGGATTTTCACGAGAGATTGTTAAAGGTGAAAAAACAATGTTACGTCAGGAGACAAATCATTATGGTGCAATGTATTCTGATGAGAGCACATATGAATTTTACCTCGTAAAAGAAAACGGACATGGGTTCACAAATTCAGAGCAGAGAAAAATCAATAAGTGGCTGACTTCTCCTACTCTTGTAAAACCATTGACAGGAATTGCAGATGATAAAGAAACTGTAATTTACAAGGGGATCTTCCAGAACATCGGATGGAAAATGATCACATGCAAACTTGGTCAGCTTGATGCGGTTCAATGCAGTTTCGTTTGTGACACCCCATTTATATGGAAACACTATGAGATTTCTGGCGAAGTTGCAACAAGTAATAAATTCTCAACAAACATTTTTGTAGATAGTGACGATACGGAGTATGAGATTTATCCAAAGGTAACGATCACTTCCCAAACAAGTCAAACGGTAACAATCGAAGTGCGTGATGAAAACTCTATGTCGGTACTGTGCAGACCTACTTTACCAGTGTGTATTGATTGTAAGCATTGCATGGTGACAGACGGTACAGTAACGGGACTAACTAATTTTGAAGATATTGGATGGGCTGATGTTGGAAATATTTCATGGCTTAAACTTCATGATGGATACAATGTTGTAAGTATTACAGGTGCGTGTACTTATAAAATTGAGTTTGATGTGCCACAGAAACGGATCGGTGATCTGTTATGATTAAACACAATGCAAAAATTTATTTATGTCGTCCTGACAGAACTGTTATTTGCGCTTTAAATGGAGTACAGATTAAAAGCGTTGAATATGAACAGCAATTAAAAGATTTTAACCATCTTACATTTAATGTAGACAGATATATAGATATTGATGGTGAATACGTTGAATCTGCTGGTTATGAGAAACTAAAAGATCATATGACGATTTATCTTGAAGGACTTGACTATTTTCAGCTTCAAGAACCTTCTCTGCAAAATGATAATGGTAGATATGAATACAAGGCATGTGAAGCGTATTCTGATGAGAAAACTTTTGAAGATAAAGATATGAAAGGTTTGTCTTTTAACAAAGGTACAACAGACTCTATGGAAATGTTGGCTACAAATAACGTAGACGATATGGGTTATGCGAAAGAATACATCACGTTTTGCAACGATAGGAACCATGAATTATCATTGATGCATTTAGTATTAGACAGAGTACCAGGATGGAGTGTCGGTTACATCGATCCTGCAATAAAGAACGAAAAATATTCGTTTGAGGCAGATAATACCAATGCCTATGCGTTCCTTAATACGACTGTTGCCAATGTTGTAAAATGCGTATTTTATTTCGATACAATCAATAGAACAGTAAGTGCATACGCTAAAGAAAACATAGGAAAAGACACGAATATCTTCATTGGATGGCGTAACGCACTTAATATGCTCAAAATGACTCCGCAAGCAGATACAATGTATAATGCTCTGACAATTCAAGGCGACGAAGAGTTAGATATTACGAGAGTCAATTATGGTCGAAGTTATGTTTATAATCTTGACTACTATTTGACTACAAACTACTTTCCTCAAGAAACTATAGATAAGGTCAAAATATGGCAAAAGTGGCAAATTGATAACCACGCTAAATATATTGAGAACGGAAAGAAGTCTGCGGAATATCAGGCAAAGATAGATGAAATTTACTATCGTGTACCAAATGATGGTATTCAGATTGCTCAATATAAAACAATGGATCAAGAAACTCTTGAGAAAACTCTAAAAATGTATGAGCAGATGCTTACTACAATCCAAGTCAGTGTTGATACAAGAGATGATTATGAGAAAGATTCAAACGGAAATTATACCAAATGGGATAAACCAGATGATATTCAGAATCGTGTTTATAAACCTTGGACTACTTCTTCTGGCGAGGTTGATCATGAAAAATATCTTGCTCTGCTAAAAGAAAGCAACAAAGGGTATTATACGTATCAAGAATTACATGATTATATTATTCCAAATATCAAGGTCGCAATTCAAAATTTACATTTAGCCGATGATAAGAAAATTGATTATAATGAGGAGTTTGAATCAAACTGGGACTTATATGGAATCAAAGAACTTGAAGGTAAACGTGATGAATATAAGAAACAGATTTTAGATATTCTTGCTGCATATCAAAAAGAATGGAATCAACTTACTGATGAAGAAATTAGTAAGGCTGGCGTAAAGGATGAGAAAACTTACAATGTATTCCATAAGAATTTTATTAAGTACAAAAATTGGCTTGGCGATGAAAATACAGAAGGTTCACTTTTACATAAATTAAAAGAGTTAAATGCACAGGTCGATGAACTTGAAACTCAGAAGAAACCATATGACGATGTAATGACAGATATGAATACTCATTCTGAACTCAATGATCCGCAATTTGGATTGACAGATAAAGAATATACTGCTGTCATGAATATTGTTCGTATGGGAGATTATACAAACAATAATATCTTTACTACTTCTATTGATGACGCAATCACATCTTACGAGCATTGTGAAGAATTATATCAAGATGGATTAAAACGTATCTCTGAAACTTCTCAACCACAATATCAGATTGAAACTTCTCTCGATAACATTCTTTCATTAAATGAATATGCAGACGTAAATTCAGATAATAAACAAGGTTGGCATAATCAGTTTACGGTCGGTAACTTTATTCGAGTTGGCGTACGTGATGATTATGCAGTTAAGTTAAGATTATTGACAATTGCATATAATCCTTGCACAAAAAGTTCGGAAATTAGTGTGACGTATACTAATATGATCACTAGCCTGACAGGTAGGGACGATTTCTCTTATCTGTTCGACGATACCGCTGCTTCTCAGAAAAATAGTATTTCTGTCGGAACAGGCGACTCTAAAGATTCTGTTGAGTATATGACTAACATGCTTCAGAGAATGACGAACAGTTCTTTGTTTGGAAATGCAGTGTACAATAGTGTACAAAATATATTAAGCGATCAAGGAACAATTAACAAACTGTTTGGAGATTATCTGAATTATAAAGTAATTAATGTCGGGAACATCACAGGTGACAAGGCTGAGTTTAATGAGTTATTTAGCAAATATATTAACTCAGAATATATTGCTGCTAATTCGGCTGATATTAAAAAGTTAAATACAGACGTTGCCAATATTAATTCTGCAATCATTGGCACTTCCTCTACAGAAACAGGTATCGTATTCAACCTTTCCTCAGCAAATGCAAAGTTTGACTCTGCATGGATCATTAATGGTATTGCAGGAAAAATGACAATTGGAGACTTAGCCGCAGGCGACATTACAATCTCTGATACAATGCGTATCCTATCTGAGAACGGCAACTTTATCATGAATGGCTCTGCCATGCAGTTCTTAGACACTGAAGGAAATGTTGGAATCCAGATCGGTTATGATACGAACAAGAATCCAAGCATTATCATCAAAGACAATAAAGGCGTAACAGTTATGACAAGCCAAGGTATCACTAAGGATGCGATTGCTGATGGATTGATCGTGAATAATATGCTTGGAGATAAATCTATATCTAAGGATAAGCTGAACTTTCCTATCGTTGAAGCGAACGCACAAGGCGGAGTTGATATTACACAGATTTATGATGGTAAAGGCGGTTTATGGGGCGTTGAGTACACGACATTTAAGGAAAGCGTAAATAGTACATTGGATGATTTTGATTCTCAAATGAATGAGATGGGTTATAATATCATTCTTACTTCTTCTACAGGAGCAAGGCTTGGTGTGGACGGAACATCTACATTGAGTATCACATTAACAAAAAATGGTACAGATGTAACAAGCGAATGGTCAGAAAATCACTTTGAATGGTGTAGAAAATCATCTGATTTAGATGGAGATACTTATTGGAATGAACAGCACTCTGGTATGAAAAGTGTTGTTGTAAATAGACAAGATATTATGAATGGAGCGACTTTTGGTTGCTCTTTTGTTGTTGATGGAGAAACATTGGCAACTACTTTAAATTAAGGAGGAAAATTATATGGGAAAAGTGCTTGCCTATGGCGAGATTACAATTACAGACCTAACAGATGGGAAGCAGATACAAGCATATGTGACATCGAACCAACCAAATTTTGTATCATACGATCCCAATACAACTACAAAATATAATCCTGACTGGTCAGCAAGTAAATTGGTACTTACGCCAGTCATTTTTATTGATAATAAACAGGTGTCATTAACTCAGACTGGGCTAAGCATTACTTGGCAGAGAAAGGTTGGATCAGCAGCATCTACAAATATTGTCACAGGAGAAAGTGTATCTAGTGGAGTGTTAAGTGTTAGCAAAAGTATGTTAGTGCCGAATAGTTCAGAAATGATCACTTATATTTGTAGTATCGTTTATACTGATCCAGATACACAAATTAAAGCAGAAACAAGATGTCAGATGTCCTTTACTCTGGTGAAACAAGCTACTGAATTATCCGACTGTAGCATTACTGGAGATACAACATTTAAATACAATGGAGATGGAGCAATTACTTCTGCTTCTTCTATTACATTAACTGCTGTGTTAACAAATACTTCTGTAAAACAGTGGCAGTATAAGAAATCTGATGGAACATTCGCTGCCTACCCTAGCGCTGGCACAACTACTACTCTTACTGTAAATCACAATGATGCAGTGTTTGTAAATGATGTGGCAGTTATTAAATTACTTACAAATGATGATAATGTTTATGATATTCATCAGATTGTTAAGTTAAGGGACGGAGCGGCAGGTAAGGATGTTTATAGTTGTGTATTAAGTAATGATACACAGTCTGTGCCTTGTAACGCCAATGGTGGATTATATAGTTCATCTCTCACAGGTGCTGATACTACAATTACTATCTACAAAGGTGGAGTTGATGACTCAGCAAACTGGACTATCGAAGCTACTCCAAGCAATGGTATCACAGGTGCATGGGATGGAGACACAAGAAAATATACTGTTACAGGAATTACTGTTGATTCTGGTTATGTTGAATTTGTATGTACTAAATCAGGTCAGGCGAATATTACAAAAAGATTTTCTTTAAATAAAGACAGATCTGGTAGTGATGCAACTATTTATCAGGTAACAGCTGAAAGTAATGTTCTTAAACTAAATGCTTCTAATGTGCTTAGTCCAGCAAAGGCTAAGTTCAGTGCCTATAAGAGAATTGGAAATACTACAGCTGCTACAGCTTATTCTGGAAGATTTAAGATTTCTGAAAGCACAGATGGAAATACATATACAGTGAAATACACATCAAGTTCTGATCAGACCAGTGTTGACTATACACCTTCTAGTACGAGTATTAAGACAATCAAAGCAGAATTATATGCTTCTGGTGGTACAACTACATTATTGGATACTCAGACCGTAACAATTATTGCGGATGGTAAGAATGGTGAGGATGGTAAAAACGGTACTTCTGCTGTAAGTACAGTTCTTGGAAATTATAGCGAAGTAATTCCTTGTAATTCTAATGGAACTGCTAGTACCGCTAAGGACATTACAATTCCATATTCTTGTTATAAAGGGACAACAAGAATCGCAGGTAAGGCTACTGTAGGGACATTACCAAGTGGAATAACTGTAAAATCCAATACAGATGCTACTGCTTCTGCCGAAGGGTCAATTATCTTAGCTGTTGCGAATGGAGCTTCTTTAGCAAGTGCCATGAGTGGAGATATTACTATTTCTATAGTTGCAGCAGGATTAACATCTACGCACAAATTTAATTGGAGTAAAAATACGAAAGCTACGAATGGTGTAAATGCTGTATTGTTTCAGGCTTATGCTCCTAATGGAAGCCATATCATTAATGACAGTAACACCGTTTTACTACAAACGACATTAACAAATGGTACAACTACTGTCACTTCTGGAATTACATATCAATGGAGTAAATATGTTAGCGGAGCTTATCAGAATATCGCAAGTGCTACGTCTGCGAATTTAACAGTAACGCCTAGCATGGTAGATTCTGTTGCTTCGTTCAGATGTAATGCCGTTTATGGCGGTAAAACATATTCTGCGTATGTTAGTGTTATTGACCAGAGTGATCCATGTTCAATTAATGTATTGAGTTCTTTAGGAGATCAGTTGATTAACGGACAGGGTGCAGGTGCTTTATATGTAATCGTTACAAGAAACGGAAAAGAAATTGATACATTGAAATCTACAACATTCTCTACTTCTGCTCCTGCAAAGCCTGCGAGTGGGGATTTTTATTATAAGGTAGATGCTTCTGCTAAAACAGTTACTTTAATGAAATATAATGGAACGGCTTGGTCAGCAGCTACTGGCAACGATCTTCCAAAATATACTTACAATTGGACTCGAAGAGATAAAAAAGGGGTTGAATTAGACACAGCTTCTAATTATGCATCTGGAAAAGCAATTTTCTTAGATTCATCTGTTGTAAATGGGAAAATGATTTTCGGCTGTGAAGTCGTTGACGATAGTGAATAGGCAATAATTGTCAGGGCGTACATTATTGTCTTTTTTTAATGTACGCCCAATTATCGTTAAGGAGGAAATATTTGAATGGGTAAAACTTTAGGCTATGGTGAGATTACTGTTGCCAACGTGACAGAACCTTTCACAGTCATGTTAACAAACGAAGCACAGCAATTCGCTACAGATTCAAATAGAAAAGTAACTTCCGCACAAAGTTACTATACAGACATTATTGTTATTCGTGGTAGTCAGGAGCGGACTGATTACACAATTGGAAATATTACTTCTGGCAGTGGGATTACTGTCAGTAAGAGCAGTAAAAGAGTTACATTTAGTGTGAGTGCTGGTACTACTATCGGTGCCGATACGGGAGTAATCGAGATTCCTATTACGCTTGATGGGCAGACTGTTAAGAAACAGTTTTCCTGGAGTTGTGGGAAACAAGGACCCCAAGGTGTTCAGGGTAATGATGGGAATAGTTTTGCTTGGAATATGTTAAGTGAAACAAATTGTGGTAAAAAACATTGGGGAACAGAGTCTTCTGGCGGAAAATATTCTGTTGAAGATTTCATTACAGAAGATAATATCAATGCTGTAAAACTAATTTGTACTGAGGGTATATCTACATCAAATTGGTCTTATGTTTTGTTTAAAGATATTAAGATGTTGAAACAACTGAAACCATCTACAAAATATACATTAAGTTACGATATTAAAGCAAACAGATCAGGAGCTATAAGTCACTCTATATGTAAAGGAGATGTAAGTAATTTTTGTACTAATACTGTCGTTGTAAACAATATAATTGGGAATGAAACGTGGCAACACATCTCAGTAGTTTTAACTACGAACGATTTAAAAACAACACCTACAAACGAAATTCTATATCTAGGCAGAAATGCTTTAAGTAAAGTAGGTTATTCTATCATCAAAAATCTCAAACTAGTTGAAGGAGATATCGACACTCCTTGGAGTCCATCTCAATCAGATATCGAAGGGCGTGGAGTTGCAGAAACAGTTCAATACTACTTAGCAGCATCTCAAGCCTCTGGAGTAACTTCTTCTACTTCTGGTTGGAGTACAGACATTACAACTCAAAAACTCACTGCTGATAAAAAGTATTTATGGAACTGTTATCAGACTAAGTATAGTGATGGTACAAGTGAACCTATCAGCACACCTAAAGTTATTGGTGTATATGGGGATAAGGGTCAAAATGCCAAAAACCTCTCTATCACACCTTCATCTCAATACTTCAAGTCTACAGATGGCGGAAAGACATTCGCACCAAACACAATTACAATCAAACCTACTATTCAAGGAGAAATCAGCTTTGGTAAATGGCAGTATTCTATTGATGGTGGAGTTAGCTTCGCTGATGTTGTGAGTGGACAGAAAGGCTTGACGGTCAGTAATAATGTGTTGACTGTTAGCAAAGATAGTAGTTTATACAGTGATGCTGTAACTATGATTACTTTCAGAGCTGTGGCTAGTGATAGTAGCTTTTATGATACTTGTAGTATTGCTAAGATTTATGACGTGAGTGATATTGGTGATGGTAGGAATTTGCTGACTGGGGTTTCGTCTTATACCAAAGACACGCCTTTTGAAAAGACGGATTCAAGAGCAGATGGGTGGACTATGTATCAAAATATTATTACCTCTATCGAACTTGAAGCTGGCAAAAAATATGTACTACAAGCAAAGACTGATGGAAATTGGGCTGCTAATCATGACATAAATGGACAAGATCCATCTAAAAAACTGGTGACGCTATGGTTATGTAGTGATAAAACGAATAACTGTTTTGATATGCGACAAGGATATGCTGTATTTACACCAACTGTTACAGCTAAATATAAATTAAGAGTTAATCAATATTCGAACGGAACTGATGCTTATACTATTCATTTGTGGGATATTAAACTTGAAAAAGGCTCTTCTCCTACTGGTTGGACGCCTGCTCCAGAAGATGTTCAAACAGCGATTTTATCTACCAAATCAGAGATCTCTGACGTGAGTTTAAAGGTAGATAAAAACAAGCAAGCCATTGAACAAAGAGTGGAAAAGACTACTTATCAGCAAGATTTGAACTTGGTTAAGGGTGATATTAGCAAAGCGAATGAAGGACTGAATAAGTGGAGATATGAGATTTATCCTAAGAGTTTGTTTACGGATAAGCCAGAGGATCAGAGAAAAATCAGTCTAGACGTATTCGCCAGAAATAAAAATATTATACCAACTCAAAGTATATTATTAGATGACACAAAACTCGGTTACTTTAATTACGATGATAATTACATTGGTTACGCAGTAACATTTGTTAAAATGTCCGAAGCTACCAAATTAGAAACAACATTTGTCCATGATGATGCAGGATCGTTTTATTTAAACGGGAAATTAATATGTACAAATGGCACAAATAATTTTTATAGTAGTGCAACACCTGATACTGTTTCATGTACGTTAGTAAAAGGATGGAACTGTTTAGAGGTTGTAATAAATGAAGGTGCTGGAAGCGAAGGATTTAAATTTGGAACAGTATTATCTCAATTAAGCACCTGTCAGCTAATGAACTGTTACTATGCAATGGTTACTGGGCGTGAAAGTCAGATTACTAATACATTAGTCCAGAATACCATTGATATTGAAGGTGTTAGTACAAAGGTTGGTAAGGTCACAAGTATAATTGGCGAAAATGGTGAGAATTTTACCGACTTTAAGAATGACTACAGTGATTTTAAACAGACGATGAATGGATTTAAAACTACTGTTGGTCAAACTTATGTGACCAAGGATGATTTTAATGGACTTGAGATTGGTGGAAGGAATTTGTTGCTGTATTCTCAAACTGTTAGAGCACATAATGATTATTATAACGTTGGTTGGTTAACAGACGAAGTCGAAACATTTAACGGATGCCCTGTATGGTCGGTTAAAAATCAATGGGGAAAGTTGGGATGGTCGTTCAAATCACATGTTATTGATAGGGGATTGGTTAAAGTTGGAGATACACTGACATACTCTCTATACGCCAAAACAAATAACGCATCTGGAAAAAGAATTGCATGTTCGTACCGATTCAAAGGAAACGCACAGGGTTATTGGTTCAATGATTCAGCTTTTAATGTTGATACAAGTTGGGCAAGATATTCTGTTACATTTACAGTTACAAAAGATATGCTGGCAACTGATACATATATGAACGAAATTGGGTTCGGAGAAACAGCTTCTATGTCTGGAGACGATAAAGTATATTACGCATGCCCTAAACTTGAGCGTGGAACAAAAGCAACAGACTATACACCAGCTCCTGAAGACAATGAAATTAATGGTCAGAACTTAGTAAGTAATCTTCCTTCTAATTGGGAACAAGGTGGAATTAATGGTGGACAAGCTGTTGGTTCTACATATGCTTCAATTAAATCTTCAACCACTTATCGAATTCGTATTAAAGACATATTTTCCGTATCTGGTAACATAACTGTTAGTGCTGGTGGTACAACAACAAATTCATCAAAGGAAACTCTATCTTTTTACGGAACATTGTATGATGCAAAAAAGGGTTTACTTCGTGAAACTGGTTGGAAATCATTTCCTAGTACAATTAATTGTGGTGATGCCAAATATATGTCTATCATCTTACGATGGGGAGATGGCACAAAAACACAAATTGCTCCTTCCGACATTTCACAAATTTGTCTAAAGATTGAGCGTGGTACTTCTGCTACGCCATTCACACTAGCGCCTGAAGATGTTAACGGGAAGATCGTGAATGTAGAAACTATTGCTAATCAGACCGCTGATAAATTCAGTTGGATTGTCAAAAGCGGTACAAGTTCAAGTAATTTCGAAATTACTGATAGATTAATGAATCTTGTATCAGCAAACATTAATCTTGATGGTATTGTAAGCTTTATGAATACTGCTAAAGGAGATGGCAGAAAGAATCTATATAATCTAGATTACTCTAGTTTTGAAAATGTTGCCTCACAAGAAGATGCTATATGCTACGCAAAAGATAACGGTGTAACTTCTGTCGGCATTGATAGTTCGGTATCTTATGATGGAGATAAATCTCTTAAAATCAGTTATACTACTGCAAATTTAAACTCAAGTACAACACCATTGTATTTAGGAAGTTCTGCAAATAATTACGGCTGTGTAAAAATACAAGCAGGTAAACAATACATACTTTCTTGTTATGTAAAATCAGATTCTACTACGGGACTGTTCATGATAGATATTCAGGGGCATGATACTCCAGACACTAAAACAGATGGACTTTATCTATCTAACATTGATCCGAGAAAATTACCAGGAAGTTCTACTGGTGTTAATCTAAGTACGGATTGGCAACGAGCTGTTTGTGCAATAAAAGTCGCAGATAATGCAACTGGATTATACTGGTCTGTAGTTCCTCTTATCTGGGGTAGACCAAGCAGTTCTAGTGCGCCCCAAACTTTTAATGTATGGGTAGATTGCATCATGTTGGAAGAGGTTGATTCTATTTCAAATGAACCTGGTACTTACATACTAGACAAAAAAACCATTATAGATGGTGGGAGTATTAAAGCTGACACTATCACTGGTAATAAAATTATGGCAGGGTCTATCACAGCAGACAAAATCGCAACAGATGCAATTAAATCTCGCAACTACATCTCTTCTGGTGGTACGCAAGGATCATTCTTAAATCTGAGCGATGGTAGCTTTACAAGTCCTAATTTAAGTTGGGATTCAAATGGTAATTTGATTGCCAAGAATGCGAACATTAGTGGGCAGATTACTGCTACGAAAGGTACGATTGGTAAATATGAGATTACTGATCAATGGCTCACCACTGGAAGTGGCTCTACGTGTACTGGTATTGGTGGAAATCAGGCTTTCTGGGCTGGCTCTGAAGATAGCAATTCTGCTCCTTTTAGAGTTGGGTATGATGGTAAATTAACTTCGAGCAATGCCGATATTACGGGAACAATTACTGCTACGAATGGTAAGATTGGTCGCTATGATATTACGTCAACATATCTGATGACAAACAGCGGAAGTAATGCATCTGGTATTGGTGGAAATCAGGCTTTCTGGGCTGGCTCTGAAGATAGCAATTCTGCTCCTTTTAGAGTTGGGTATGATGGAGTTTTGTGGGCAGAAAATGCCGCCATAAGAGGAAGTATCGAAACTGGAAATTTAGGAGATGAAGGAGATACTGTCTCTATAATAAACGGACATATAGGAATACAAGGTACGTCAAATAATGTTGAAATTTATTCAACTGGATTTAAATTTGGTATTGATGGGGACTATTATTTAGAATCTGTTTCAGAAGGGGTCAAATGCTATCGAAATTTGTATGCAACAGATTTTATTGCAGATGGGTGGATTTATAATGCTTCAGGTGGGCATTATACATGGAAAGATAGAGATGATGCATATATAAGTTGTGGTGACTATAACGGACATAACGTTTATTATTATGCGAATTATCACGCATTTTACGTGAATAAAGACTCTGGTCAGGGAATGATGTATATTAACACAAATGGCGTCACTTCTCGTGTAGGCTTTACAAAGACCTCAGACGAACGTATCAAAAAAAATTTTGAATCTTTTGATGATAATATTATTGATGCTTATATGAACATCGAACCAGTAAAATATCAATTAAAGCAAAGTTCTAATGATAAATACCATTTTGGCTTTAAGGCACAACATATTGATAAAGTATTTAGTGATTATGGAGACATTTACAATGAGTCATTTGATATTTGCACTTCTCGACCTATTGATCCCGACAAAGCAAAGGAACTATATGGTGTAGACGGCATGGTAGAAGAATATGGACTTCGTTACGATGAATTGATTGCTCCTACTGCTTATATGGTACAGCATATTTACAAAGAACTTGAACAAACCAAACAAGAAAAAGTCGACCTAGAAGCTCGCTTACAAGCGATCGAAGAAAAACTTGGACTTTAAGAACGGATAAACAACCAAATAACAAATATACATAGAGCAGTTTTCGGACTGCTCTTTTTGTATGCAATTTTACAGAAAGAAAGGTGAAATACATGGTATACACAGTTAAATTAGATAGCTCTGACGACAAAGTATTTAATCTTATGCAGTTTAACAGCATGACATTTGATATGGAATGTAAGCTTGTCGTTTGCACAGATGATCTAAAAGCAGTTAAATCAGCATTTACAAACTTTAAAACATTAGACATCTACAGAGATGATGTGCAGATTGCAACTTATACATGCTTTAACAATTATAAAGAAATCTCTTTACAACAGGGATTATATAACAACTCCAATGGAGAATGGGAAGATGCGCTGATTGTATCTCTTACAAGAGCAAATATTGTAGAACAGGTACAGCGACTTGATGAAAAAGTCAATCAGGTTGTTGATATTAACACACTGACTCTTGATGAATACAAGAACTATTTACAGGAGAAAAACAAAACTGCTCTCGCTGAGTTCTTAGCAGATCAGAGCGTGGAATTCAATGGTAAGCCTTATGGAGTATCTGAAGAAGATCAGAATGAAATGGCTCTGAACTTTATGCAGTATCAAGCTCTTACTACTGCTGGTCAGCAAGTAACTCTTGAATGGCATAGTAAGAAGAGTGCGTGTGAAACATTCACTGCTGAGGAATTTGTGCAGTTAACAGCAATGATCAAGGCATTTGTCTATCCTTACTTTCAGCAGATGAATGTCATCAAACAACAGATTTTCAGTTCTACTAGCAGAGAAGAATTGGACAAGATTGAAATTAAGTATGAAGTAATTCCTGTGCAGTCAACAGAACCTACTACTCCTTCAGATGGAAAAGATTCAACTACGACTGATAAGACAGATGAAACAGGAAAAGATTCAGTTACGACTGAAGAATAATTAGTTTAACAGAGAAAAGGAGAAAATTAATATGGAAATGACAAATATGCAGGCAGATATGATCTTAGGACAGTTAAATACAATTTATGCATTCCTTATGAAAAACAGTGAATTAGTACCATGTACTTTAAGTGCTGGGCTTGCCAAGAATATTAGAAAGATTCAAGAAGAGCTGAAGGAATATTTTGAAGAAAAACGCAAACTCTTACAGAAATATGATATCACTACTGATGCCCAGATCAATAGCACAGAGAACGGACAGAAATTCTTAGCAGAGTTTAATCCTTTAAGCATGGAAAACTCAGGGGTTGAGTTCCATAAGATGAGAATGACTTTTAGCGAAGTTTGTGATGTTATTGAGAATTGTCAAGGAATTCTTGAGGGAGACATCATGATTTTACAGCTTATTTGTAAAGATGAAAGTGAGAACGAAGATCAAAAAGAAGGTGAATAAATGTTGCATGTAAAGAAATCATGTAAATATCTTATCTTATTCCTTATTGGAGCATTTGCTTATTGTGGAATTGAAATCATCTGGCGAGGATATACACATTGGACAATGGGAGTGTTAGGTGGTAGTTGCTTTATTCTTATTGGGCTGATCAATAACAGTCGCTTCTTCTACCATCTTATGCCATTTCGTAAACAAATGATTCTCGGAGGATTGATTGTTACTGTAATGGAATTCATAGCAGGTTGTATTTTAAATTTATGGTTAGGTTTAGGCATTTGGGATTACTCTCAAATGCCTTTTAATCTGTGTGGGCAGATTTGCTTACCTTATACAATTTTATGGATTTTACTGAGTGCAGTGTGTATTGTTACAGATGATTGGTTGAGATATTTATTATTTGGAGAAGAAAAACCAGAATATGTTTGGTAAAGACTTAAAGGAGTGATTTTTATAAAATAATCGAGGTAATTACATGATAGAAAATTGGAATATTATAATTAATTTTTTATCTCAACATGGGGCTGCATTGACAGTGTTTGTCTTTGCGGTTCTTTTGTTTGCAGATAAAATTTTTGATGTCACTTCCAAATTAAACGAAAAGTTTGGGTTTGAAACACGAGCCTCATTAGAAAAGAAACATCAAAAAGAAGTGATTGAACAACAACGCTTAATGATCGATAAGCATACAGAAACTTTGGAGAAACTAACACAGATTTTGAGCAATCAGAATAAGGATATTCAAGTTATCAAAGACATGATGAGAGAGCAAGCCGCATTATTAACAGACCAAAAGGTAGGCATGGAACGACTATTTGCACATACAGCTGAACTGGCTAAAAAATTAGATGATGCGTGCGTAATAGACGTTGCTTTATCTGAAGGTGTTGCTGCAATGTTAAGAGACAGAATCAAACAAGCCCACAGGTATTACAAGCAAAAAGGTTGTATTTCCCCTACGGGGCTTGAAAACATCAATGCTATTTATAAGGTATACCATGACCAATTACATCAAAATGGCGTTGGAGAAAAAATGTACAAAGAAATTAAAGCATTGCCTATTAAGGATGAAGAGTCATTCTTGTAGGTCTTTTTTATTGCAAAGGAGGATTGCATTATGAACAAATTTAAAGAATTTTTGGCAAGTATTAATTGGAGTGAAGTTAAACCACATACTGTTGTGAGCCTGATTTTACAGGTGTTAGCTTGGATTAATATGGGATTAACTGCGGCAGGCAAACCAGTGATTGACGTACACGAAGATGTAATTAACCAGATTGTAGGTTGGGTATTTGTATTTGGTACTTCTGCTTATGGCAACTGGAAGAATCATAGCTTTACTTGGTTTGCACAGACAGGAGATAAGATTGCTTACGCATTACGTGATGGTAGATTAACTGCTGATGAAATTGATCAGATCATGGAAAAGGTTGCAGATAAAGACGTAATCGTAAAAGTTGATAAGGATTTATTTGAGAAAGAATTAGACGATGTCGCAGAAGGTAAAGAGTCTGACGACATTGTTGGATAATTTGTTAAGTGAGTAATTAGTTATTGAATAATTAGTTATTGAGCAGTTGCTGTTATGGTGACTGCTCTTTTTAGATAAAAGAAAGGAAGTTTGATATTTATGGCATTAAAATTTAAAACTTTAAAATGCAACTCTGACAACTATGGTGCCAAGAGAAGCTTAAAAAATATTAAATGGATTGTAATTCATTACACAGGAAACAAAGGAGATACTAGTGAGGCAAATTGTAAATACTTCCAATCTCCAAATAGACATGCTAGTGCGCATGTATTTGTTGATGGTGGTAAATATGTATATAAATCCGTTCCATTGTCTAATGTAGCATGGAGCGTTGGTAAATTATATGAAAGAAAGTATGCTGTGGATTGGGGTAAATGTACAAATGCTAACAGCTTAAATATCGAGATGTGTAATTCCGTTGGTAAAATACCAGATAATGTATACAAGCAAACTGTTGAGCTGACAAAATATTACATGAAGAAATATGGTGTTCCTGTTTCACGCATTACGGATCACTACAGGGTGGCGGGAAAGTGCTGTCCCGAACCTTGGGCTTCTCCAAATAACAAAGGGTTTGCTAAATTCAAAGCAGACATTTCTGGTTCTACAGTAGTAAAACCAAAAGCATCTTCTAAGTTCAAATCATACAAAGTAAAAGTAACTGCTTCTGCTCTTAAGGTACGTAAATCTCCATCTACAACGGCTGCTATTGTCAGAGATGCTTATAAGAAAGGCACAACAGTTACAATCAAAGCTGTTAAGAATGGTTGGGGTAAAACTAAAGATGGTTGGATTAAACTGTCTTACACAAAGAAATGTTAAAGAGTATGAAAAGAAATAAGATGGTAGTGACAAAACCAGAAAAGTCCAAGGAATTTCTGCAAGAATGGAACAAGAATCTTGTAAGCGAAGAGTTTATGGGTTCTTGCAGAAAGACTGAAAAGTTATTTAAAGGACACAAGAAACAGTTATGATTGATCTGGCGATCAGTCGGTATTTTCTTTATTAGTTTTGCTTGTTAGTGATAAAGAAATCGCTCTTAATGATTGTGGCTCAGGGGAGCAATCAAGTTTGTATTTTTTACAACGGGGCAATGCGAGGAAGCAGATTGAGCTGGCAATGAAAATTGTGTTTGTATCCTTTCCTGAATTTAAAAGCAAACATTATAATTTAACAAAGAGACTCTGGATAGGATATTCGGAGTATTATTAAAATTTAAGGGTACACCAGATTAATTTCTGGTGTACCCTATTTTTTACGATTTTAGAACAATGAGTTTTGCTGTTCAAGTGCAGTTAATAATGCACCCATTGTCATTGGTTTGATCTTTTCTCCATCTTGAAGTTCTGATTGGTCTATTGGAGAATCTTCATTAATGAAGTCGTAATTTGTGTAAACTGTTACTCCGTCAATCTCTTTGCACCAAACTGCTACAATATAGTCATTTCCAAATTCTAAAATATCTTGCTTTAGATCCGCTATAAGCTCTAAGCTTTCATAGATAATATGAGCGTCATTTTGATTAATTAATGCCATATTGTTTCTCCGTTCTGATACTTTACGCTTGTATGGTGTAACTTCTCTTCCATGTAGGGACTTTCTCAGATGCATATTGTGCGCCCATAATATAATTCAAATAATCTTCATCAACTTTTGCGATTTTCCTTTTCATGTGATCGTCATTATATGAAAATGCATAAAGCATCATTCCGTGTAAAATCTTATCACCAGGGAATACATGCTGTGATGATTCATGTCGCATAAACCTATTAGCTTTTTGATACTCATTCATAACATTTTTGCGAATATTGGTCATGCATGTCATATTTGCATGTTGTTCGATAGATGTTAGAATCATAGGATATGGTTTCTTTAAGCGTGTGCTGATTAATTGAAAAGCACAATTCAAAAAACCGAGAGACCATAATACTTTCTCTCGGTCTGTTGCTTCTGGTTCGTCACCAATCTTACCACCTAACTTCATGTGTTCGTAAAATTCATCTCTTTCTTTTTTATCTGAATAAAACATTGCATAACTCCTTTTCTGTGTGAATTGACAGTTATACGCCATGCGTTACGGTTTAAATTAAGAAATAAACTAATTTCATTTCTTTTATAGGTTTCAAAACATCCTATGTTATGGTTTAATTAAAGAAAAAGTAATATTACCTCTTCTTATATAAATTTCAAAACACAATGTGTTGTGGTTGATAAAATTGTAGTTTTATGTGCAAAAACAACCCATATGAAAATGTCATTTTTTGTTTATTTTACTCATAAAATTAACATTCCACTATTACCATAAAAATATTATTAATATACTTTAGATTCCAATATGGATCAATTAAATATGTGGGTTGCTTTCTTTATAATCATATTAACACCAGAAATAATACATGTCAATATAATTTATTCTACTCTACACATATCATCTATTTCATGTTCAGACAAATATAAAGGCATTCCACATTTCTCATTGAAGAATGAAAGGACGTATTCTGTAGAATCAATTCTAGCCCCATATAGAGTTGTTTTTATAGGCGTCCGAGAGTCGATCTCTGTAAGTTGTACTGTGTCACCTATATGGAATAATCCGCACTCCGTGTTAAGTGTCTGAGTGCTTTCGTTGTATTCGTATATTCTCATTGTGTATCTCCTTATCTGTTCAAGTAACTCTGTGATCGTAATAAGTCTGCATATTCTCCGCAGATATACCATGTGCCAGATGATGGAATGTATTTTAGTATCTTTGTCTTAGTAGAAATGTTGAATCGTTCTAACACTTCTATTCTGCTTTTATAGTATTCTACTTCACGTTCTTGTCTTGCTGAGTTGGTTTCTTTTCTAGTACCCTGTAGGAGTAGTTCTCTGATGTGGAATTTTTGAAGCTTACCATAAGAATCTAACATAGACATCCAGATATCGGGTGGTGTGTCTCCTGAGATGTTTACTCTCTTAGTAGCTTTTGGAATGTTTGTTGTATTGTACATTTTATTTCACCTCTCGAGTATTATAGCACGAACATGTGTTTGGTGTAAAGGTTAACTTGGCAACTGCACTGTTTGGAAGTCATAATCAAAATCAATCTTTGACATTTGCTTCATACCCATTGCCTTGCGTTCTTCAACCAGATGAATGTATGTTTTTCGGCAAACTTCTGGAGAATGTCCTAAGATGCTAGCAATCTCTTCCAAACGCAGACTTGTATGGCGAAACAGCAAACTAGCGCATGTATGTCTTAATACCTGCATAGATATTTTCTTTGTGTCTACTTCAATATGTTTATCATTCTCCATCTGTTTTATAACAAAAGTATATACCCTTTTAAGAGTTGTATTCAGATTAGAAACATTATGATGAGTTCCATTCTTTGTTACTGCTACATAATCATTTGGTTGTGTATAATCAGAATATTGTTTGATGAATTTTAAGGCAGTAATAGCTTGCTCGCATAATGGCACTGATCGATAGGAATAATTTTTTGTGTCATATTCGACATATATTTTTTTAGTAATTCCTTTTTGTTTCATTAGTGCAGGATTGTTTGCGTCATATTCTGGATTATTAATGTCTTCAAGGGTAGATTTTACATAAATGTATTTTCGCTTTAGATCGACATTGCGCCATCTTAATGCCATTAATTCGCCAGCACGTAACCCTGTATACATATCAAGGACATAAACTGCTGCAAGGTAAAATGTTGGTTGATTTAGATATTCTCCATCTATGTTTTTTAATGTTAAATGAGTATAATTGTCAGTGAACCCTTGGATAATATCATCTGGAAAGAAATATATTTCTTTTGTATTTGCCTTGATGTTTGTTTTGTTGATCATCTGGACTTCTTCCATAGGATTATATCCAAGAGTTTTTGTATACCATTTAAAGAATGGATTTAACATATCATACACTTTCTTAATCGTAGAAAAAGAATATCCGCTGGCATTTAAATCATCTAAATGATCACGTATATCTTGATCAGTGATTGTAGAAATCCTCATTATACCAAGTGGTTTATCTTTAATCTGATGTTCGTAAGTTGTAATTAGACGATCATAACTTTTCGGCTTTAGCACTGGTTTTTTAATATTCTCAAGATAAATTAACATTTCATCCTGAAGAATCTGTGCTTTTCTCTTTTGTTGAATTTTTGCCTTATCTTTTTCCTTTTCTTTCATCTTTTTAAAGACTTCGGCTACAGTTACTCCATATACTGCTTTGCGAGTGCCGTTGATAGACTTCTGAAATTTTAATCTTGTTCCATCATCAACAACAGTGATACTTCCTTCTCCTCTCGGAAGTTGTGGTATCTTATTAATTTCTGTTTGTGGTATCTTTTTCTGATTTGCCATTTTGGTTTTCACCCTATCTTTTTGAATATATGCGTCTTCAATTTCTTGAGGACATTATAACATAAGACCGATGGTATGTATATCACTTCTCAGTAATTTTATATCACTTTTTATATCAAACCAATCTGCATTAATCTGTATTATTCGATACTAAACAGTATTATTGATGCATAGAATATTTGTATGTTGATTTAATATTTACAAAAACAAAACCCTCACAAACGACCATTTTAAGCCATTTATAAGGGTTTTGAAATGTTATCCTAAGTAACAGGGGCAGAGAGACTCGAACTCCCAACTGCGGTTTTGGAGACCGATGTTTTACCATTGAAACTATGCCCCTTTATTAAATTGTAAAGGATATACCTTCAAAACAACATACAAGAA